CTTAGTAGTTGATCTCGTGATGTTCCGGAATATGGGCCGGAAGTTCCCCGTTTTCCACCGCCTGATCCGCCTCGGCCATGATCTCCGCAGTATGCTTCTCGGCCTGAGCCTCCTGATCCTTGACCATCCGTTCGGCCATCGCCCGCATCAGATGCTTGCAAGGAATCCCGTTCACCGATCCCCGGTACTTCCAGTCCTTGCATCCGCAATGCTCATGACCCGGAGTTACGTTCACTTTGTAAAAATGCTCCTCATCCTCATTCGCGGTCGGGACCATCGCCGTGGTCTTATTGAGCCAGATCGGAGTCCCGAGAGTCATGGCCTTTTCCGCCCGCTTGTGGAGCCACTCAACCTTCTTTTCCACCGTGATCTCGATTGCCTTTTTGATTTCGTCTTTCATTTTATTCTCCTTCTTTGTGTTTGCCTTGTTTTTGTATGTTCCTTCCATCTTGAAAACTAGTATAGCAGGTATAAAACCGTTTGTCAAGAAAAAAATGAAAAAAATTTAACCTAGCTTGTAAGCTATCTTAAGAGCGATTCGAGCCCGTAATTTTAAGTCCAGGGACTTGGCCTCGAACATATATCGACCTTTCTCCCGATGCCTTTTAGCCTCTTCCCCGGCGAATCGGCAAGCCCGTTGAAGGGCCTCAATAGAAGGATCACTCATTTCGTCTCCAATTCCTTGATAGTTTCCACGAAAAACTTATACATCGCACTGGCCCCGGCTTTCCGACGTTCGTTATCGCTTTTTTCCGCTTCCGTTCCGTACTCATCGCATGACGCTTTGTAGTGTTTCAGATAGGTCCCCATCCGCAGTTTCAGTTTCTCTACATCAGCTTTTTTCATCTTACTCCCCCTTCAGAATCGTGATAGCGGTCTGCATGCCCTGGATTTTGCCTTCCTTGAACTCTTTCCCGAACTCCGTGATAGGAGTATCTTCCTCAGCCGCCTTGATGAGCCCTTCCAGAATCTCGATAACCACTTTATCACTATTTTTCATCTTGTTTCCCTCCGTTTCTAACTTAACGTTTGCCTTGTGTTGATTTCCCATCTTGATATATAGAATACCACCTATAAAGCCGTTTGTCAAGGAAAAAATGAAAAAAATTTTCCCCTTGCTTTTCAATGAATTACAAGGGGAAAACTAAAGACGGGGAGGTGTTATGTTAACAAACCGGCTCGTTTTGTTACTCCCCGTCGTTCACCGCGTAAGTAATCCCAATACAAGTAGCGGCCCCCGCCGCAAACCCCGCCTCAAAATCGATACTTTCCCATAAATCGGGATTGGTCTCCATTTCCAACTGTTCCTGATAAAGCGTTTCGATATTCCGGCATCCTTGATCCAGGGATTGATAGACAAGAGCCACATTATTCCGTTCAACATAAAACTTCTCAGCCGCTTGGCGGTAAAGAATCAGTTGCTCGGCTTTGCAGTCTGATATCAAGATACCCCCTGAAATTTGGATCTTCTGCCCGATTTCCGTAGTCAAAAGCCCTGCCGGAAGAGGTAGCTTCTCAAAGGTACACCCCCCTTCCACCGGAATAAAGAACTCAGGGGCTTTTTCAGCCGCCGAAACGTACTCAGATACGTCCAGAGGCTTGGGGATAGCGGATATGTACTCCTGAGCTTGCTTTGCCGCGCAACCCACGAAAATGCCCACCACAAGAGCCAGAATAAGCATTTCCGTAAGACGTTTCCGCCGTTCCATCGGATCCTCGATCTTTTTAATCTCTTCGAGTTCCTTTTTCTTGTTTTCATCCTTGGCTTTGGCTACTGCGATTTCAGCTTTTGCCGTCGCATTGGCCTCCACAATTTGACCTTTGATAGAGTCGGCTTTCACATTTACCCCAGCACGAGCTTCCACTTGCTCATCGATCTCTTTTTTCGAGGCTACGGATATCAACCCAGCAAATATCCCAGCCGCCAAGATAAGACCGTACTGTCCATACTTCTTTACCCATGTAAACCAAACCTTAAACGCCACGCCAGGATTCCCCTTGGCTACGATAAAAGCCCCGATAGCTGAGAGAATTACTACAACCCCTATTGATACCCCGCCAATAATCAAGTAATCCATTTTACCCTCCTCGAATAGAGGGGCAGTGATAGGTTTTTCCCACCACTGCCCCACCACGAGTTAGCTACTGATCCCGAGACTGAGCGTGAGCATTGCTCCGAAGATCACTCCGAGCACAATTGGATGCTCATCGATCTTGACCCCTACCCGCTTGGATACAGGCACCCCGTCCACTTCCTCGGTCACGAGAAAATGAATCTCGGGAGCTTCCATGGAAAGGCCGTTCTCCTTGGAATAATCAGCAATCACCTGGGCGATTCCACCGTTTCCATCAGCCCCCACCATGTCGATAAGAGCCTTCTGCCCCTCACTTTGATTAGCGGCCCCAAGAGCTTCCGCCAACCCTACCAACCATTGTTGAAGTTCCATGTCCTCTGGCATTGTTCTTTCCTCCTATGCCTCATCTTCTTCGGGAATAGTGATATCCCGAGCTTGTTCCGGGGTTTTCGCCCCACTGCTACTAACCTTACCATTATTTGAGTTTAACACGTTGCCAACGCCATTTCCAATAGATTCCAAAAGCTGAGGCATGACCCGAGCCCCGATGAACGCCACAATCACCGTAGCTATCAAGTTCGCCCAATCGGCCCCGGAAAGGTAAGGGGCAGTAATCTTTCCCACACTCTGCCCCATGTCCCCTTGCAGAACGATCTCATAAGTATGCTTTGTCACCGCCAATTGATAGGATACCACGATCACAACAATGGTGATCATCACTTTCGCGGATATAATGGTGGCCAGGAGCTTTTGCATCCATGCTTGAACGAACTCCCTCCACTTATGCACAGTTACCCTTAACCCGTGGTTGTTCATCGAGTTCCTCCTTTATCGATATTTCCGGCAGACCTTCCGCAAAGCCCCCAAATGAACGCCGGAGGATTCTGAGTATCACCGTATCGCCTGATCCAACCTTCCAATTTCGGATCATCAATACTCCGTTCCGCTACCTTCACCCGGTTTCCAGCATTCCCTTCTATCGTCTGATAAGTTTTCCCATCGGTCGAAACGGCCAAGACGAAACCGATATGTCCCGTTCCCTTATAGTTCCCGTTCGCATCTTTATTCTGCATGATGAACATATCACCGGGAATGGGATGATAAGACCCTTTCTTAAAGAATATCCCGAGTTTCTTAGCTTCTCGGAAAAAGTTCGCCGTACCCGCCTCACGTCTCCCGATGGCATAAGATCCGTTCGCTTTCCGATCAACATGGGATACAAAAAGAGCGCACCACGGGACGGCTCCGTAGCCCTTAATGAATTGGTCTACCCCATCCCCTGAGTTAGCCCCGTCAGGAACTTCATGAACACCCTCACGCCAATATTTCAGGGCCTCCTCCAGGGTATCCTTACGAGCACCCTCCAGCCCTTCCGGAACCATCGCCTCGATAAAATGCCGTTGAGCATTGCCTGAAGGATTATCCAAAGCCCATAAGGTATCGGGACCGGCAATCCCATCAACATCAAGCCACTCCCCTTTAGGCCCCATGTGAGTAAACTGAAAATCCTCTACGGCATTCTCCGTAAGCGGCCCATAGTTCCCGCCCGTATCTCCATCAAAATACCATCCCTGAGCTTTGAGTTTTTTCTGAAGTTCAACCACATCAGATCCGGAGTCTCCTTTTTTCAGCATCTTCATATCCCCCTTTTCTTGCGCAAATTTCTCAACTGTCCCAATAGGTTGGGGCTCACCCAACCACCGTTTCAATAACTGCATCAGAAAATTCATGGGAATTACCCATCATAATTCGAGAGATCGAGAATAGCTTTCATACCATTCCCCCCATATCCCCCAATAACATCAGCCGCTACTCGGGTTTTAGATGCACCCCCAAATACGCCTACCCTCTCAGCATCAACGGTAGTCAGAGAGTCAGCCACAATGAACACGGTTCCGCCGCCCCCACCGCCACCACCGCCGAAATTACCCGGAACGGTGGGAAATCCATCTCCACCGTTACCACCGGAAGCGTCAATCGCCATTGGAATGATACGCCAATCCTCAACTCCAGATGTCACCGTCTTGAAATCACATTCCACAAAAAGTTGTGTCTCACTGACAACATCGATAACTCGATACTTCGCTACATTGTCATCAGCCGGAGAAGCCGTGTATATCTCTAAAATATCTCCTCTTTTCACCTTATTCGTCTGGAAAGTGGCAGATAAATCCTGAAAAATAGCGTTTGCCAAGCAACTTCCCGTCGATCCCGTCAATAAATAACCCGTGGGAAATACCACATTTTTCGCCTCGATGTAAATTCCACCTCCTCCAGCACCACCACCTCCACAACCATTACCCGGTAAAGAACTAGCTCCCCCGGAACCACCGCCACCTATTCCAAGATGTCCGCCGGAAATCACAAAACGATGTAACCCCTTGAGTTGTGTGAGAGTCATTTCCTGAGAACGACGGAAAATCAAATAACGCTCCCCCGTTGTCCCCGTCGAAGGGAAAGTTTCATTGATATAAACATCATTTCCAGTAGCATAATCAACGGTGTAGTATCCAGCATTAGCATTACCTATAACCCAAAGGATATCTCCCTTATTCACGGTTAACGGAAAAGACGCTACGGTAGTATCACGAAACTGCTTCGATGCAATCACCCTTCCCGTAGTCTTATCGAAAATAGGGGTTGTAGTCTCAAAGTCAGTACCTAATGCACTTTCACCATCAAGCCCGTCCAGGTCTACTCCTCCCGTAATACCATTCGCACCGGCACCTCCCCCAGCACCACCGCCGCCGGAAGCCGAGTTATCTGATCCCCCCGACCCCCCGCCACCGGAAAATACCAACCCATACCCAAAAGCACTTCCACCGTTCCCTATCGCAGTAGTACCATCAGCATCGTTACCGGCTTTCCCAAAAGGAGATTCGGAAAGACCGCCTTTTGATTGCAATCCACCTCCTGCCCCATCGCCCCCATCCGATCCTTTTCCAATAGCTCCGGCACCGGGAGTAGCCCCTGCCGGGCCATCTCCTCCATCAGCCCCTCGAAGATGAATTCTACCACCCGTTTGAATAGTCAGAGTATCTTTGACCGCGATATGAAGCCATGGACCATCAGCCGTAAGCTCGAACCCTGAATTAATGGTCAGGTTATCATATTCTACGGCTTGCACTGCCCCAAGATCAGTATCCGAAGAGACCACGAGATTCCCTGCTCCTGCATCCCCAAAAAGTTGCTCAAAAGCTGAAACGAAATTAGGACGATTATTTTCTTGAAGATCCCCAACGGCACTATCCAAAGCCTTGATGGCTTCCCCATGAGAATCGTTATCTGCTACCACATCATTTCCAGGAGACGCGGCACTTGGAGTCTCACCGGAATAAGTAAGACCCCCATATCGAGCATCATGATCAGTCACCGCGTTCCAAGCGGCATCCTGCAACTGTCCGTGTAACCGAGCCTTATTCTGATCAAGGCGGTTGATAGCATCACGATGAGATTCCGCGTCAACCACTGAATCATTCGGCCCTCCCGCCGGTCCACTCGAATAGGTCACATCACCATACCGAGCATCATGGTCAGAGTTGGCCAATGCCGGAGACCCCGCCGTATCAGGCATATCCGCAAGATCATCGTGGTCAATCGCCGCCCCGACGGCAAGCGGATTCAAAGTACCGTCCGGCAAGATCACTCCATCCGTCACTGGAAGCCCCGTTCCAGGATCGTAGGTCCGGTAAATCCTCTCCTCAAGCTGATTCATCAACCCCCTTGCAGTTTCCACTTCAGGTCCGGACCCAAACCACGGATCTCGTTCATCTGTCAAAATAGAGTCCGGAATATTTCCGGTGTCATCTCGCGTCATTGAAGCCAAGAGAACGGTATAATGCTGATTCCCATCAACATCCACGTAATTCGCTGGCATCGAGCCGTGAGTTGAAACGTCCTCAATCACATGAACAAGTTGTACCAGCTTCAATCGCCTCATACACTCAATTCCAGGGCCGATAGGCATGATCAAATCAGAATCTTCCGTCCCATTCCATTCCTCAATATGAATATCCAAATAGATTTCGTCATCCCGAGTTGTAGTAGGAGCCGGAGTTGTTAACCCAATGATGTAATAGTCTCCTGCCGAAGCCGGAGGAGTTGTGGATGCTCCCGTAGTTGTGTCAAAATCAATGGTGTTCGCAGTATTCGCAACAATCGTGTAGCCATCCGGCGCACCACTCACTGAGTTATCCTTAGCATTCGGATAGATCGTCCTTCCCACAAGCTCCCCGGCCTTATAGGCTACTGATGTATCCGTCACCCTCCAAATATTACTCCCCAAATCCTGCAAATTGTACGAGCGATGGAACATCTCATCAAGGTGTTGATCGGTATAAGCCACAAACGATGAACCCGTTGCATCATTCCAATAAAGCCAGTCATCGGTTAGACGTACAGGTAATCCGCCGATCCATCCCCAGCCCCATGTTTCCGGATCTCCGATAGACCCACTGAGGCCATCGATCTTAAAAGTGTCAGGTCCAGAATAACTACCGGACCCTTGCCCGAGAATCTTGAAAGAATCACTATAAAATCGATCCCCCATCTTCTGGAAAGGACGTTGCGTGAGTTTCTGCTCATTCTCGGATTGATCGTTCCAATCCCCGTCCACAAGAGGCTTTCCTTGTTGAAGTAAATTCCCGAGATACCTCTTCGACTCAGCGAAAATATTGACAAAATAACTTCCAGTTCTTCCAGCCATGACATCCTCCTACGGATAGACTTGTACCCAAGTTGCTCCTGCAAGGGCTTCCCATTGTTTGAACCAATCTGACTTCGCTTGGAAGTTACCTGAGTTGGTCCCTACGCTCCATTCCAGTTTAACATCGGTAGGAGCACTTGTATAATCCGAATGAATAAGTTGATGTACGATAGTTCTTATTTCATCAACATCCCCAAGACCTCGAATCAAACCGTTTGGCCCCCTCTCAAGTCTCAAACGAGCCGTATCCGGCGCACTGCTCAAATCCAAGTCCACCGTCCCTGATCCGCCAGAATTAGAGTAAATCACTGAATAGCGATTCTCTCCAGTAGTCATCAAAGAAAGTCGAATAGCGACATAATGAATACCCCAAGAAGCTCGAATCTCAACATAAGCATCACTGCCCGTCACCGTTGTTGGCCATATCAAATCCATCAAAGGAAGGTCAAGGGCAAACTCATTTGCCCCCGTGATTCCAGGAGCACGATTCAAAGAAGAAGTCGCCGGGCCAGCCCCATTAGCCACAAGAAAAACCGCTTGCTCCGATACAACATTAAGTGAAGAGGATGGATCCGTTTCCGTCCAGTTGGAGAAATTCACAAACTCATCCGACCAAAGAGAATCCCAATGAGTAAAGGCATACCATGCCCCGGTCCCCGGTAAAAAGTCTGAAAAGAACTCCTCGGCAAGATCAAGCATATCCTGAGTAATGTCAGTATCAAGACAATCATCAAAATAAAGCCCGATAGTTCGATAGCTCCACTGCTCCCCTTGCCTCCCATCCACTACATAATCAATTGTGTTCCAAGGGCTATTCCAGTTATTCAGAACTATGTCATCATCGGCTACGGAAGTTCGATCCACACGATTGGATTCAAGTATATCATAAGCGAATTCCTGAATGAGAACTTCCGTTTGAAAATTACCCTCGGCAAAACGCTCGATCCCGGCAATGGTCCCTCGAATCTTAAAAAGCTCTACCGCATTCGCGATAAGGAACCTCTGCCTCTGAAGAGACACTCCTCTGAGAATCTTCGCCCCAATCAGATTGGCAAGGTAAGGAAGAAGGTCATCTCGAACATTATACACATCATAAAACACCGTAAAATACTTGATTAGTTCCCTTATCCCCCCGAACTGAATACCAAATATCTTAAGAAACCGATACAACTGTCCATATTGTTTCAGTTGATCTTCCCAATAGTTCCACCACTCATCATCCACCATCTGAGTAGTCAGAGTTTGTTGATTGGTAGTTTCATCCTGCTTTCGATAGATGGCCGGGAGGCTTTCCCAAAGACGGAGATGAAAATCCCGACCATCAAGAGGGAACTCCCTTTTTTGCGTACTAAACTTATGATACCAGACCCCCGTAACTTGCGTGAAAATTGTATAGTAATACGTTACTTGCCCCGATACGGCTACATCAGCATAAGAATCGTCCCCGCTCACCACCGGAGAACTATCAAGATAGACCTGAATCCCGTCCGTAATGGATTCAGGGTAACCGTTTGTACCTCTCCGAATTTGCACTGCCGTAAGGCCAGCATCGTCAGAATTGGTCCACGAGAGTACCAATTGAGGGCCTTCCATCCCCCGCCGAATTATAACGTCAGTTGCATAAACACCCATTAGATACCGCCCGTGAAAGTAAGTGAGACTGACCCCTCTGCCGCGATTTCCGTTTCATCGATATCCACGGAACCCACAAGAGGAGAAACCTTAAATTCCGCTCGATCTCCAGGAGCCATTGGAGTACCTCCCGCAGTAATCGTAAATGTGACTTCCCCGTTATCACTCGTATAAGCCGAACCGAAAACTCCGGTAGCCAATTGAAGCCCCGAAACTGACCCTCGAACGGTAAAAGTTGTAGCCGAATTCAAAACAACTGTCCAAGTTTCCTCAATCGTGTTGGAGGAGATCGAGACTACCCCGAACGTCGCATCCCCCGAAGCGAATAGCCATTCAGGATCAGCCACGCGGGTTAAAAGAGTAAGCTCCACAAAGTCAACCCCATCCACCGTCTCGATCAAATTGAACACGTCAGATATCCGAATATCACCTTCAGGAGTTGTCGCGTCCCCAAATTCTCGATTCTCCACCGCAAAATAATCGCTAATCGCCGCGAGCACTTCCTCTTCCACACTCTCCTGCCGATAGGCCGAAAGGACGGTTACGGTCCCGGTCATGTTGATATCCACATAAGTAGCGGAGTAGGTACTGATTCCATCCCCCGCCATTCGAACGGTATCCAAATACTCCTCTACGTTGTCCAAAAGGGCTTGAGAAGCCGCACCCCCGCCCACCGGAGCAATGTAAATATCGATCCGGGCCACACCCCCGTAAGCCGCCTTGGCTTTCCCTACCCCACTCACGTTCAAAGCCAGGGTTGAGTAATCATCCAAAGACACTGCCCGGCCCAAGGTCCGAAATGATGCGGGAGCCCTACGTTTTGCCGCCGCAATCGTTTCTGCCGGTCCTCCTCCAGAAGCAAGCTCGGTATTCGTCACTCCCACTGTAACCGGGAAAGTCGATACCACCACGGTAATTGCCCCAACTCCTAAGTTTCCTTGTGACCCAACGCTTTGCCGCACATCAGCCGCCACGGCTACGGTAGCCGGAGGAATGGCTCCGTTGATCCCATCTCCAAATTGAATATAAAGATCATCGTTTGGATCCTTGTAAAGTTGCCAACCCCTCTCAGTCGCACCGAGAAGGACCAATGATTCAGTTCGAGGCCACAAAATGCCATCCACGTAAACATCAATATCGTCCTCAAGAATGTCATCCAGATTAACTAAGTAAGACTGGAATTGCGACCCATCAGCCGTTCCAAGAGCCAAATTGTACGTTACCCCCTGAGTAGCCGACACAAGCCCTGAAAGAAGGTTTCCGGTTAGAATCACCGTCTCCTCATCCGTCTCGAAATCAATGGGGTTGGTTAGGGAAGATGAGCGAATCCTTGTCCCGACCGGAATGGTCAAATCATACCCCAAAGGAGTTGTGATAGAAAATTGTACCGTTGTAATAGCAGACTGAATACCTCGAAACGATTCCCCAAGCAAAGCGATCAGCTTGGAAACTGAAGGACGCGAAACCGCCGAATCAAGGTAATTCTCATTCGTCAGCCTATCCGCGTACCAATTGAGCATATCCCCCATTGCCGCGAAAAGCTCAACAAGCACGATCCCAAAATCATCAGGGTTATGGTCCGTCCATTCCGAAGTGAACTGAGCGATGGAATTTATCGCATCATCCCGAATTGCAGGAAAGTCCCTGCTTGTGTAGTCAATTTTCGGTTCCACAAAATTTGTCGCCATTTTACACACCCTCCACAAGCGGAATGACTAAATTGTTGACTTCCTGAGTATTCCGCACTTTGAAACTCAAAGTAGCCTTCAACGTTCCCTGATCCACTATCCCGTCAATCCCGATGATATCTACCCGGTAATCCCATCGAGCGATAGCATCCGAAACATAGTAAAGAATGAGCGAAAGTAATGTCTCATCATTTACCTCAAACACAAAATCATGAATCCCACACCCGAGATTCGTCCGCATCAACCTTTCCCCAATCGCCGTTTGAATCAACTGGTAAAGTCCCTCATAAAGGTGTTGCTTCGAGGCCGAAGGCGAAGAAGTACCATCAGGTTGATCCGAACTCTTAGATACTCTCCCGTTGTCATCGAAATTAAAAGGAAAATCCCAACCTATACCGATAACATCAGCCATGTAAATTCTCCCTTATCTGCTCAATGATGTCCTGATTGACCTTGACGGATTCCAATTCCTGCTCCAGATACCCCAGCTTCTTCACCATCTTCGAGAGATTTATACTTTCCAAATCCGATTCCAGAGATATTCGCCGCTTTTTCAACAACTCTATGATCAACTTGGTAGATGCGTCACTGCCGTTCGATGAAAGCGACTTAATCAATCCCTCGATCTTCTCCAGTTTTGATGTCAGGCTCCGGAAATTCCGTTGCTTCGAGGACAAGTCTTTCTTCACATCCCGAATAGCCTGTACTATCCTCTCCTCCTTGTCCGGAGATGCATCTTCCATCAATTCCGTGATCACTTGATGCAATATATCCTGATCTACACCTTTCATCCTAGCAACTCCTCTAATGTAGCAACATCTGCTCCCCCGGCAAACACGGCCAGACCGGCCACGTAAAATAGCTCCCCTTTGTAAGGAGGACGATTGGAAGCCGTCAAAAGCTCTTGTCGCCAATTCTCGATCCCTTGAGTAGGACCGACCTTCAAATACCAGATATTCTCCAACTGAAACAAGTTCTCTACTTGATTCGCAAAGAATGTTATGTAGCTTGCCAGAGCATCCAACGTCTGAGCCTTCGCTCGAATAGTTGCCGCCATATCCCTCACGAAATCCTGAGTTGAATCACCCCGGCCAAATATCTTCGCCGCCTTCTCCAGTTCCCCGAGAAGGTCATCGTAAGGTGGAAATACGTCACTCACCCGGATAGATTCCCAATCCGGAGGAACACCACTGCTTTGCCTCACGGCCCGACTTGGAACCGAGTCAGGATCCGCCGCAAACTTCCAATCCTCCAGGGCTCCAAGGTCGAAAAGCGAAATCGCACTCCCCAAAAAATCATCGTACAGTTCTTTTAGATCCGTTGCCCCGTAAGCAAAGACGTACCCCACGGTATCAGATGATGGCGAGAGAATGGGCCTCTCCGAATCAGCCCGGTCATCGAAAGATCGAGACACGGCCCCAATGAACCCCTCGATACCTCCTCGATAAAACCTATCCTGCGGGACCACGGGTAAAATGGAAGCACTCGCCGTCCGAAGATCTCCAATAAAATTGGTAATCTCATCGATAATAACATCCGTCAATGCCGCAATAGGATCAATCTCATCCACGAAAAAATTAGCCAGAAGCTCAACCGCATCAGCCGCGATATTAAACGCATCCGCTACATCATCCGCCACATCGGACACTGACGTTGCAAGACTTTGAATATCCCCGGAGGGATAAAAGTCAGCCATATCAACCTTTTTCCATTCGCCCACGACGAACCTCCTCTATCTTAGCAATAGTCGCCAATTTCTTTTCGGCCTCTTGCTTGTAAAGGACACCCAATTCTTTTACCATCCCCTCGATCTTCCGGAGACGGGCTACCATAGGTGGCATTGATCGTTTTTCGCTCATTCCGTAAACACCTTATTTGATGTATGCACTCCCGGCGTTAAAAGTCCTCCCGTCCAAGGAGGAGTAGCCGGAGCCCCATCAGATGGATGGGTATGAGTCATTGCCCACTGAATAAAAGCATTCAAAAGAGTCAAGACTTCCGTTCCTTTGAGCAATGGACTTAGAGCCAAAAGCTCATCCCCCAACCTCACCGCAAGTCCATCCATGTTCATTTCATTGGTTGAGGCTTTCATCTGATACTTACCGGTCAAAACATCTACGGATTTCCCGATTGCCCGAGCCGAAGCGTTCCCGATAACTTCCTGCTTGTTCTCCAGAATGACATTCTCTTGGGCTCCCATAACCCCGTGCTGAAGATTCCCGGCCACGGCTTGGCCTACGGCACTCCCGAGAGATAGCTTCAACTGCCCTGATCCGGTGATCTCCAAAACTCCGTTACAGATTACTTGGTTTTCCCCTCCTCCAAGCACCACTCGAACATCGCCATTATAGGTAAACCCCGATTTGCCCTTACAAACGGTATTGCAGTCTTTCCGGCTTTCCGTGTAACATGGGCCACAATTCACACACCGGCACGATCCACAATTAGTCTGGCAGTTACTCCCGGAACACACCGTATCACACCGGCTTACCCTCTGCCGGTAACACCCCTGCTCATTACACTCCATCGAAAAGTTGTTGCCTTCGTTCATGACGGCCATTCTACGAGCATCCGGAGTTGGATCAATCTCGATCCTTTGACCGCCCCGAGTCTTGCGAGATTCAACACCATAGGCCCCTGCATAGGCTACTGCCGGTTCCGCAAGCTCCGTTCCATCTGCGAGCGTTCTGGTAGATGTTCCTCTCGGCGGAAGAACCGTATCCCCATCTTCGCCCCTTGCCTCACTCGGCACGGGTTTCTCTCCTTGAGCCGTACTCGGAAACCCCCCTCGCCACGTCGGGAAATTCGGGTCTCCATCCTCGAATTCGATCCAGACCATCTCATCTAATTCAGGTAACTTTGGATCATTCTGCCCTCCGGGGAGCATCGGCAATGCCCAATTACATTCTACCTCTCCCAACACTTGCGGAACAATAGCCTTAATCCTGAATTGCTGATCTGGATCCTCGATATTTGTAACAAAGCCTCGATACTTTCCTACGTATCTGACCTTCTCTCCAGTATAAATTCTCATCCATCGACCTCCTGATCCACACTCAACTTAGAAGTCCTCCACTTTTGGCCTGTCCGTTGTGACCGCGTGTTATTCGAGTAGCTTGGGCCACAACATGGATCACATGGATCACACTCCGCTTTACCCCTGGCCCGCGTTATACATTTACCCTCGAACGACGTATGGTATCCATTGCTATCATATCGATGACGCACTTTGGAAAGCTCGTAAAGACCAGAATATTTGGTCCCAATCCCAAGAACGGGAATCATCAACCCGGCCTGAAGATGAGTAATGCCATAAGAACACTCACCGTCAATCCCACACCCATCTTTACACTGCCGTTCGGAACTAGTAAGACGGGTAGAGAATATCGCCGCCCCTCCTGCCGAAAGATCGATGGAGTTCATGTAGTAAGAAAAAGGCACATTCTCCCCGGTCTCCCGATTCACATACCCATAGAACTCCTCTAATCCGAGAGGATCCTGACCGTTCTCCGAAAAATACTCATACTGAGCCCGGACAAACGGGTCATTCAACACATCGCTTTTTGCGAAAATTCTTGCTCCCACCTGGGAGTCACACTTCTGATTTCAAGAGGATTTCCCGCACTCAGAATCCTTTTTGCAGGAATACCGGGCCGAAGCCAGATTCCCAAAACGGAACGAGCGCGGATTTTGCCCCTCTACTGGCTTGGGCCAGAAGTTGAGTTCAAAATTTGCAGTTTTCGATTCTGGAGGACGAAAAATCAACTGATCATCCTCTACATACCAATGATACCCATAAGACTGAGCCAGCTTATCCATTACTGACCAATCCGATTCATACGCCTGAGAAAACTCCGGAATGACATCTCCTGGATCGGCCACACTCGGTTCCAAACCATATTTAGCCGCAACTAGCTTGGCAATCTCCCCCGCCGTGATATTTTCATACCGAGCAAGATCAGCCGTCCGATCCATAAAACACGAAAGGCACTGCAATTTCATTTCAAGCCGAAAGTCAGTCGGACCAATAATCGGATTTACCTCATTGACAACCCATGATCCGAAGTTCCTGACATCCCCAAGAAAGCCCATCCCTATCCGAAGTTCAAGGCCCTCAGAAAGAAGTTCTGATTCAATCAAACTCCCGTCCGGATCATAAAAATTCAACTGTCCTTCTTTCTTTTTGCAGTCAGTACAATCATTTATCTCCACTTCAGTCACGAGTCTCCGAATCCCGATTTCTTCCATCGGAACCCACTCACCGTCCAATTTCAAGTCCAGGAAGCAGATCGGAGAGTTCACGTCCTTAATCACCGTAAACTCCTCATCCGGCGTTCCAAGAGCATTGAAATTTTCCATTTCTGGATTTTCACCCGTATCATCTACTTGCTCACGAAATAAAGCCATCTTATACCTCCTCGAAATAGGACTGCGGAGGAATCCTTAATCTAGTCCCTGGCTCCAAATCCAAAGGAAAGCCCACAAAATCGTTCACCTCTGCGATGACCCACCATTTTGTCGCATCCCCGGCGTAAGTAGCCGCCAGACTATCAAAACGATCCCCCTCTTGTACCACATAATCAAGGAATTCCACTCTCCCGTTTTCAAACACGCTCGATTTGAGCATGTTGTACCTAATCAAAAGCCTCTTCGTTAGATTTCCCTCAAGAATAAACTTGATCACTCGGCTTAGTCGATATCTTGATCCCGTGTAAACCGGCATGATTCCACTCCTAGATAAACGTAAATCTCTTTAATTCGAGATCCACAAAGGCCCTCACGGGCTTGATCGTAAATTTATCCGCCATTACAATTTCAGTATCCATCGCGGCAATAATCACGTTGAGTCCCGGAGCGGGTTCCCCAAAAGTCATTTGCCCCCAAAAGAGCCTGAGTACATCTGGAGCAGTCTTTACGATTCGCCCCCCATACGTCACGGGCTTTGGGGACATGGCATCCCGAAAGAACGTAATTGCCTCATCCACATACCCTCTTCTATTCTGAATGCCCTCTCCGTACTCATTCAAAAAAAGAGTCAAGGGAATAGACATCGCCCCACCATTAATCCACTGATAGTACGAATCCGGACCCCCCGGAATTTTAATTTCAGCGTACTCAGCTTGCTCCGATACCCTTAGAGTCTCCGGATTATAAATTCCCGTCAGAGTCGTTCGAGTCCGAAGATTCAGGAACCGAATTTTTAGTGGATTGTTCCACCAATCTGCATCAGCCATTAGCTCCCCTCCGAACTCTGAGTAACTTGCTCACGCTTACTCACATTATTTGCCTTGGCCATACCCTTAATTGCATCTGCCACGCCGGGAAGATGGGCAGTAATCGGCACGGTGAAATTCTGAGTTGTTGTCAAATTAACCGTATTATCCACCTCCGGTTCGACGGTCACTGCCGCGATTGCTGATTTCAACGCCTCTCCCGACATATCAGCACTTATCCCACCGGAAACTTGCCCTGGCGGGGCCATCGCATCTTTGTAGAAATCCATAAGATTAGCAAATCCAGGAGGCTCCACCATCGGAGCAGGGGCCGGAGGACCAAATAATTCTCCCCGTCCTGGCACCTTATCCATAGGTGGTTTATGTTCTTTCATCCCCAAAATATCTGCCGTTCTCTTAGACCAATCGTTAAACGCATCCCCCATGTACTGATGGGATTTCCCGGCTTCCTTGAAACTCTCTATCGCCGGATCGAAAGCCCCTGTGATTTCCTTCTTAAGCGCGGCAATTTTCTTTTCCGTCCCCTCCGTATCCATTGCACCTTCTTGTAGACTTTCTCCCCAAAGAACAAGTCCTTGTCCCACACTTGGATCAACCCCAAGCATCTTAGCCAACTTCGGATGGTCACTCGTAAATTTATTAATTAATCCGCCAACTTCCTGCAAAATAGATCCCACTGTCCCTAAAATATTGTTAAATATCTGCTTTACCGTTAAAGCCAGAATATGTAGGGATGCGGGTAAAGCAGTACCAAAAACCGCCCACCATAATTGAGCCGCTCCTTTCACAATCTGACCCATAGAAGTCAAATGGATAACGATCAACTCAATCGCTAAAGCGACCTGATTCAAAGCAAGAGCCATCAATCCGAATTGCACATTCAATGCAAAAGTCACGGCGTTTAAGCCATCCATTACCGTAACGCCTTTACCTATATCCGTATCCAAAAGAGTCCCGATTCTCTGAATCGACCTACTCAAACTAGAGAACACCCCTTCAAGCCCGACGGATAACTTCCGTAACGGTTCAATGCCTTTCTTAAATCCCTCTTCGGCACCCTTAAAAACTCCTTCAACATCAATTGCATCTATTTTTTCATCTATTTTTTCAAGCCGTCCGGCAATCTTCTCCAAAGAAGCAACGAACCTATCTGCCGCCGCTTCGCCTTTGGCAATACCTCCCGCAATGTCACCCATTGCATCTTGCCCATCATCAGACCAAAGACCAAAGAATTCGAGGACACGCTTTCCAAGACTTCCGATAGCCTCAAAAATATCAAAAAGCGCCATCCCAATAGCCTTAATCGGCTTCCGGGCTTTCTCCATCCTCGACACAAATCCCGTCATAAAGGGATACCATTTTTGAACAAATTTATTGAATTTTTGCCCTATCCTTTTTATGGCATTCCCTACTTTTATACCGAGAATAGTCCCAAGGTCTTTAAGAGTATCACCCCATTCTCCAGTAATGCCCAACGTATAAAGAAGCTCATTGATCACACTCGATATCGCACTCCCGGCCTCTTTCCATGGACCCATAAAAGCCTTTCCCATTCCACGCCACGCATTAATGAAACCGCCAATAAAATCAGATGCCCCGAGCATCAAAGAATTGAAACCATCTCCGAGGAACTGAAATGCCGATTTCCCTTCACCTTTGAACACGTACAGTGCTCCGACTACTGCTCCGATTGCCGCCGCAACTCCCAAAACCAATGGAATCGCCACAAGAAGCGCCGGAATAAGCACCGTCCCAAACATCATGAATCCCGCAATTACCAATGTCAACATCCCGGAAAGAGTCAGAATCGCAGAGACAATCCCGAGTATAACCACAAGAAGCCTCTTCTGAGCGGGTTCAATCGCGAGAAATGCCGTCTGAATCCCAATCAAAGCATTCAGTAGAGGCTTCACTGCCACAAGTAGTTCTTTTCCCAACTGCTTTTTGATGTTCTCGATGTTACCTTGGAAAGTCGCAAAAAGAGCCCCCGCAGTTTTGCTCATCCTCTCATAAAACGCATTGGGATTATTTCCCCGCCTCATCCCGGCCAACCATGCCGCATTCGCCTGACCAATAACGAGCGATAGGTTAGTTTGCCCGTCAATCATCTTATCATTCGCCGCGATAAGAGAGTTCATTACCCGAGTCGCGAATCGACCGCCAATCCCGAGTTCCTTAAATATCGCCGCCTTTTGGAATTTATCCAGTTTACTGAGTTGTCCTACAATGCCCTGGAACATTGCCGATGGACCACCTTCCTCCATCATCGCGGCCTGGAAACTCTTGACATCCATCCCCATCAGCTTGGCGAATTTCCCCGATTTCTTGAGTATCGAGTTGAAAATCATAGTCAAACCGGACGCGGCACCTTGCGGTTGCTTCACAACGTCCGCAACCACACCGGAAACTCCTTGGAATTCAGCCGCCGTCAATCCAAACGTCTTGGCAGTACCCGCCGCCCGTGAATTGACTTCCATGAGCCAGGGAACGGTGGCCCTAGTTGAATTTCGCACCATGACCATCGAATCCGACAAGGCCCCGGCATTTTCCGAGATATCCAAATTGAACTGCTTGAGAGTCGCACCCATTCCGCCAAGAGCTTCTGCCGCCGTCATATCTCCCGTAATAGCCGATAACTGAGCGGCCTCAAAACCGATCCTCTCAAGAGTCTTTGCCGCCTCTTCTCCGGTCTTACCAAACACAAGACCTTGTTGAGCGGCTTGTTGCATCGCGTCTGCCATTTGCTGAGAGGACATCGGAAGAGTAGATGTAATCTGGTCAATCCTACTCCCTAAAGCATCCAATTGCTTATCGTCAAATGCCGCCCCCGTGATTCCTTGGATAGTTTTCAATGTCCCTTCAAATCGCGTAGCCGCTTTGACACCTCCGGCTAACCCCATTGCAATTCCACCGCCCATCCCGGCCATCGCACCTCCGAGAAGGCCGAACCCCATGGACAGTCTCGATAGACCCGTTTGAAGCGCAAGAACTGACTTGTGGATTTTCATAGCCGGGCCGGTCACATTGTCTTTCAGGCTCATCACAAACCCAAGACCGACCGATCCAGCCATTCCACCGCCGCCGAATGCCATGCTTACCTCCTACCACGCGAAGGACGTGGGGATGATCCCTTTGAAGCCCTCTTCTGCTTCGCCGCCTCTATTGCATCACGCTCCATCTCTTTCTTCTTTTTGAATATGTTGAAAAAGTTAAATAACTCTCGTAAAGGCATATTCAAAAGTTCCTCCCAGGACCATCCAAGCTCACTAGCCAAGACAAAAATGACATTATCAATAATCTCTTCCCACTCCACATCGCTTGTCCTATCGAAACAAGAACGATGTAAAATCGATACCCCCTTCCGTGTTCGCCCCGCACATCGGACAAACAAAAGCCTGAGTATCAAATGAAGGCCCAAACTTATGTTCCTTCATCACATTCTCGATCATCTCCACAAGAACCCGAGGGAAATCCTCGATTTGCTTAACGGTCAAACTGGTAAGGCCATTCCACTCAATAATCATCTTGGCGAATATCATGTACTCCCCTTCCACAATATTCTGCCGGAGTTTCGGAGCCACGGATTCTTGGATAGTCCCATCAATGTACCGGAATTTAGCGTTTATCCCCCAATCCTCATCGATGAACTCCCAATACCGGACCTTCTTGCCGTGATCGATCATCTTTTGAGCATCCTCATCCATCTCCCGGACGGGAATTTCATCGTAATCCATCAGAATCTCAAAAGTTTCTCCGCACTTTTCGCAAGTGATATTGGCCTTAAACTCCCGCTCTTTATTCCCAAGTTGATGAATCTTCATCAAAAGGTAATCTCGATCCCCAGCCAAAAGTGACCGAATCAACTTATCCGGAATGCTAGGAAACTTGAAATCCCCTATCTGGATGAGCCGATTTTTCAGGATTTTCGTGATGATCTTCGCAGGATTATTCCGAAGAGCCGGATCCGCCATGTCTTTCCGATCTTTACCAGTCATTGGCGAAATCTTAACGGATTTCTCAATCTCCCCTTCAATAAGCAACCCGCAGGGGAGGGTTATTTCACTCTCCCCTACGGGCATTTTGTAGAGTTGCACTCCGGACGGATCTACGTTAATAGGTTGTTTTTCTTTATTTTCCATTCATCTGTCCTCACTTATCGCCAATGTGCTCAATCCCTCAAGCCAAGGCTCAATAATTAAGGTGGTCGTGAGAAAAAGGCCGCATAGTATGCGGCACCTTTCCCTTATCCAGCCGGTGTGGTCAGACCCAATCCGTTCGCAGTCGGGATCAGGTAATGACCTTCATTTGCCAGTTCCACACGCTCAATCAGAACGTCCGAATTCATGGCATCCAGCGTATCGATTTCGTAAATGGCGGGCCAAGCCTCAATAATCTTCCACTGCTTCACAACGTCTCCCCGCTGATCAAGCAATTGAACGATCACATCCCGACGGAATTCATCATCAGCCACAAGAGTATCATCTTGTTGAGCATTCCACACTTGATTCCGCCAGTCTTGAAGCTCTTCGTTCACACTGAGTCCGCGCTCCAGGACGATATTATCCGCCGAAGTGAATCCGGGGAGTTTACGGGCAGTCACGCCGTCATTTCCTTCCCGGTATTCCACAACTTCAGTCTCATCCCGTAGGCCGCTGATCGTGGTGAACCCGCCGAGTTCAGCCCCGGATACATCCAGTACCCGAAACCGGAACCCGCGATACGGATCTACTCGTTTACCATATAGGTAATCAGCCATAAGTCACGCCTCCTTATTCAATGATTTCCGAATTGCCCGCCCAAAGAGCAACATCAAGCTCAATCCGCTCCGCTGGAGGAGCCGGAGAGAACGCCACCTTGCCTCGAACCCGACCCTCACGGATCACGTCAGGAGGATTCAGACCCTCATTGATGATCACCATGAACGCCTTTGTCGAATCATTCCGAGGATAAAGCATCCCAGCTTTCCAGAGTCCGCGTAAGAACCTGTCAATAGAGCCCTGGAGCTTCGCCCAAAGAACTTCCGTGATAGTGTCGAACGTGAAATCAAACGCCAGATTCGAGATCGACCGTTCTACATAGTTTGCCAGTCTCCGCACGTTGATGAACTGCTTTCCATCCCTACCGGAATAGAGAGTTCGCGCACCGTACACCCGAATACCACGCCCAGGGAAGATCCGAATCAGGTTCACCCCGGCCTCATTCAGGATTCCATGCTCAGTCTCCGAGAAATCGGCCTGGAGCGAAACAACGTTCAAGTAAACATAGTTCGCCGGAGCCTTATGGACACCCTCACGGGCCGAAACCGAGCTATGTACCCCAAGCTGACGGCACGACGGGGGAAGGCTCACAAGAGCCCCAGGAATGAGAGGATTCTCCTCATTGATCCACGGAGCATAAATCGCAGAGTAGGAAGAATCAATCCCAAGAGTCAGATTGCGGAACTCAAGCAGTTCATCGAGAGTATCAGCCGCCAACGGGCAGTCTCCCACGAAATCCAGCTTCTTCCCCTTGGCATACGAGTCGGCCCCCGTAATTGTCGCCGCCGTGGTAACGCCAGGAATAGCGAAAGTCGCAATCTGGTAATTCTCATCCATCAGTTGAATGCCGTGCTTATACGTCTTGGCCGGATTGGTCCCAAGGTAGTCGATGTCCGCAGGAGCCGCACCATCCGCACCACCTGTCAATCCAACCCCCACCGGGGCAGGGTACTGGAGCACTCTCCAAGCAACGGTCTCGGTATTACCCGAATCCACCATCTCGATCAGATCCGATTCATTCCGATCACCGCCAAGACGTTCATCAACATAATCCACCTGATTCTCCGATTCCAGAGAAACATGGAAATACGTCTTTACGGCCCCTTCATAGGAAACATAGACATTGAAATTCTGGACAATCACCGGAGCGCCAATAGGCATCTCGGTAAGTCCAGATACCGCCTCATTCTCCACATCAGCAAAGATTGTGGACCCATTCACGCCAGTTACCTTGAGTTCGGTAAACATATAGTTACCGCCCAAATCCCCATCCATGACCATCACAAGATCTCCGATCCGGATGTTCAAGGCATTGGACACGGTAAACTGGACGGAAGTTGAAGCCGCCGCGAATACCGACGTGGTAGCCGTCTTGGCCCGGTGGGAGGATGCGGTTTTTACTTCCACTCCAATAGCGAAAATCGCCCCCACGGCCAAGGAAAGATCAATAGTCTTGGTTCCAGCATCGAGCCCCACCACGATCCCTTGGTAAGTGTTGGTTCCGTCATCAATGTAGATCACATCCCCAAGCTCGAACTGCCCAATGCTATCCACCACGATAGACGTATCAATGGCGGCAGTAGCCGTGGAAAGGGCAGTTGTCACCCGAGTAAAGTCCACAAGAATCGAATTGGCGTACTCTCCGAAATGCCTACCGTCGATATCCACAGTTTTCAGCAATCCACCTTGAGCCAGGGCATCTCCGGTAGCCTTCGCGGCACCGGACCCGACACACCTTCCGATGTATAGAGCAGTTCCGCCTTGCTCAAAAAAGCCTCTCACTAGATACGGAAGGTAAGACCCTGCATAGAATCCACCATACTTGTTTATGAAGTCATCGAGACTGATCACAAGCCTCAACTCATCATCTGGTCCCCTTTGAGTAATGCCGAACGCGGCGGCAACATCAACGGGAACACCCTCCACCGTCCTAAAAACATCCACTTCACGGATGCTTACGCCAGGAGCATTAGCCATTTTGCCTTACCTCCTTATTCCTTGTCCTTTGTTTCCAAAGGCTTTTTCTCCTCGGCAGGAGGAGCCGGAGCCACTTTCTTTTTAGAAGGCGACTTTACTTTCGCCATCGCCACAACTTCCAGTCTCCCCTTAGCAAGATGCTTGCGAACCTCAGAGAATGAAAGTTGCTTATCCGTTACTTCCGCCGTCTCCTTTGGCCGAAGATGGACCGCTTTTCCTTTGCCAAGATTCACGGCCAAAAGCATTTTCGACCGGTTCTGAATGACACTCATCCTTCCACCTCCACTAATTCATCGTTATTGACATCAATTTGTATTGTTTCGGCCAAGGGAGCTTCACGAATAGTTGACGGATATTCTTTGCCCCCAAACACCGCCCGAACTTGAAAATCATGGATTTCATCTTCTGGAATGGATACGTCCGTAATCGGCACCACGTTCACAATATCAAAGTAATAACCCATCCCGAGAGACTGCCAGAGACCCTCCACATCATCACGCATGAAAAGATCCCTGACTTGCCTTGCCATCGCATAAGCCTCCTGTTCCCGAGAGGCTACGCAATCGACGGCAATGACCAAATCCACCGGAGTCGGCCTCTCAATCAACCTTCCGGCCAACTCCCCAACCCCGAACCGCTTCTCCTCCTCATCCCCGGCCAATGCCCCGTCCCCATAATTCGAGCTATTCAAATGCCGAATCACATACATTGGAGCATGAGACTTAACATAATCAGGCTCCGGCCTCACCATCACTCGAAGTTTCCCCTCTTCTTGGATATCTGAGGCCCATGCCAACCTTCCTCTTACCAAAAGCTCCGTTCCAGCCGGGACCGAAGTTGTAAGCGTAACAAGACCCGTCCCCGGATCATAACTCGAAACTAGATTCTGAGTCGCTCCCATTCGATTCGCATCAAAAACGCCCAAATTCGTCGGATCAAATCGAGACAAAAGCGTAAACGAACTTCCTCCAGTATGTGCAAAATACCACTGAATATAAGGATTGGCGTTTTCTTTGATAACTTTACTCAACGTCCGTACCGCATCCTCTACTACATCGTACTCCGCATCCCCGTACATAAAAATACGTCCGATTTCCGGAGTCTCCTTCCCATCAGTCGAAGGCGTAATCTCTACTTTCAACCTCAACTGATTCGACATCTCGAATGACCCCAAGAAAAATTGATAAAGAGTATCGATACTTGTGGTAGACCCAGGATAAGTGGCTCCTCCATCAATCGAGAAATACACCCTAATGGTCGATCCATTAGGCTGAGAATACTCCATCTCCGAGCCCCAAGGGAAATCTTGGATATTACCCCAAGTTAAATTCCGCATTTCAATGGTCCCAATCGGAAGATAACTAGCGTCTGGATTAAGCTCAGGAAAATCATATTCTCCATCCGGCGTTTGAGCCAGAAGGCGAGCCTTCCCATTCACCACGGCCATATTTTCCAGGACCACGCCAGGATCATCAGGGCTCCAAGTGAAAGTAGGCATTACCACACCCTCTTTGCTTCTTTCTGCCAATATTTCACTACGCCGTTAAGCATTTTCGGCCCAGCACTCCTCAAAGTGGGCTCCAAAAATGGTCTGGCTGGAATTGTGGCAGTTCCGAATTCATGAATCATCGCCAAAGCAGTCATCGATATCCCCGACGGATGGCCTGTACCCTCCTTAATCCCCACAAAACCCGTTCCCCCGGCCTTCACTCCCTCCACCGTAAATGAATTAGCCAGAGCATGCGAATCTACGAGTTTGACGGATGATCCTTTACGAGCCACCGTCTCGGCACTCAAACGAGGACCACCGGCCTTACCCCCTTCAACGGTAGCTTTAAGGGCATCAGCCAATCCTTGAGCCTCCCGATTAATACCGATTTCGGCAATCTTCGGAAGCTCCCTCGCCAACCTCAAAGGGAAATTAGTGAATCGAGCCCACGGCCCGAACTTTTTAATCGTTACTCCCATCCCTTCTCCACCATTTAAGCGCCTTTATAAATCGGCTCCCGTTTTCAGAACGCATGACCTCATCAGTATCGTCAATTTCCGTGATTGATGACGGAAACGGGGCCTCTTCTCCACAAATCATCTCCTCTAAATCAGGAGCATCTTTCGCCATCGGTAAACTATCAAAAATATCCATCGCATCACAATTTTGCGTCACTAATTCATGTGTCTCCTGATGGATACCACTCTTTTTACCCTTCTCCCCCATCACCATCCCCACAATCGATAGCATTGGGATCAATCTGGCTTTTAATGAAAGGGCAACCCATCATCATAGCCGTTCCCAACCTTGTCAGTGCTTTCGTGTTGTTTTGAATCAAGACATTCATTGCCACCTGTTGATTATTCAATTGCTCCTGCATTTGCCGGAGTTGCCTCCCGTACTCTTTCATGAGGCTCCTAAGATAAAGATAGCCAAAAAGAAGAATTACTGCCGGGATACCGCCGTAATTAAGGATTATCTCAAGATTCTCTGAAATAATACTATCCGGAGTCGGAACACCCCCACCGCCCGAACAAGTTAACATCAACGTAGTGGTACAAACGGCCCCAACAACAATAAAAATACGTCGTTCCACTTTTACTCTCCCCAAGAGTAACCTCTTGCACTCAGGTCTGATTCGACCTCCGCTTCTATCTCCGCATCGGATTTATCCACCTCAAAAGAATAATATATGGGAACCCTTACACCATCCAAATTAACTATCACCCTCTTAATCTGAATGCTATTGCCGTCATAATCCTCATCATCCAAGACTTCTATAACTATTTCTAAAGACATCTTATGCCTCCGTAGCAACCCAGCACACAACTCCAGTGAACCTCTGCTTAAACCTGACCGTAAACCCGGTTTTCCCTGGCCAAAGCCTATAAGGAGGAGCGTTATTCACATCTGCTAAAGTCAATGTAATCGCGGGCCAATGCTTAAACCTCCTTGGAAAATCGACCCTAACCGACCGCGAATTATCAAACACCACTTCTCCGCTTTGAGAATTAATTCCAGTTACCAAAATCCTATAAGTGTTAGCACCTTGCTCCAGTTTGAGAACCCCGTCATCATCCAGTTTCAAAACTGCTTGCAACTCTCCACCACCTGATTCCAATACAATGGTCTTAAAAACCAATGGAGCATCAGATTCCTCATTTAGCTTACGCTCTGAAACGACCCATTTATTATCGATCAATTCCCGCTCTTTTACTATTTGCTCAACGGCCATTAAACTTCCTCCTCATCATCAATTGTGAAGTCTCTCAACGTATGGCCTTCGCATCCAGACGGAACAAAATCAGGATCAAGTGTCAAATCAGTCTGATCATCAAACTTCCATTCCTCTTCCGTCTCACAATAAACCCTGACCCTATAATTTTTCGCCATTAGAACGCCTCCAAACTAAGAGAGTACGCATGCATTGTCCCCGTTCCATCGGTATAAATCTGACATTCAAGGATGCATTTATCAGTTCCAGGGCATCCGGTCAAAATAACTTCCTTGATTTCTGGACTGCCCGAATCAAATTCAACAACGGCCAACTCTACCGCTTTCGAGTAGTTATAGAATCTGATATATCCTGATCCCCCACCGGCCTTACGGCCTACCATCAGAACTTTCAGCCAAGAATCATCCCTAAAATTCCCTGAATCCATGACAACCCTTGATTTAACAACGGGAGAGGATTCATCAGTATTAGCCGGCATGGTCAATACCGATATTCTATCGATAGTAGGAATCACCTGCTTTACCAGAATAGGTCCTCCTTCAGGAGATTCAGTAGGCTTTGTTTTAGCCTTAACAACAATGAATCGCTGATTATCTACATCCCAACAATCGTAGACATTCAGGGCTTCGCCAGTATGAGCCGCCACTAAAGCATCAAGAGCAGTTTCTTCTCCACCGGAAAGGGCTTCTTCAAAAAACACGCTCAAAGAATCAGGAGCCGTCCAATTTACTTTCTCCAGAGCCTTAGAAATAGCCTCATCATTCTGAATTTCCCACTCCAGAGCAGTTACATTCACAGTCGCTTTAGAGTAATCATACTGAGCCATTAGCTGATCCTCCAGATCTCTATCCTTGCGCGCCTTATCCTTGCAGTGTTAGAATTCGTCTGACGATAATCTATTTCAATAGTATGCGTAGTTGCAGACCCGAAGGTCACTTCCTTTACACCCCCTAAAACGGTCCACATACCTTGAGCAGTACCCAAAAAAGAAGGACGTGCATTTTGAACATCCGCTTGCGCTATAATTGTCCCTGCATCCAAATCAACTTGAGCCTCAGCACCATCATTATCCCCATCGTCAGACTTAAATTCACAATAATAGCCAATCCTATACGTTCCTACGGGCAATGAACCCGTAGTCAAAATGAGCTTTTGCTGGAATGTAGTTGAAGTTGTATTGGATTCGGTATCATCCTCAGCACTATCATACTCCGTTCCGAATTCAGGTTGATTTACTAGATCGTCATAATCAACTCTCTTGCTCCCCACTCCATCATGATCATGGCCCTGAGTAGTATCATGAATATCCTGATCGATCAGATTCAATGCCGACTTAAGAGAATACCTCTCAGAAACGGAAAGAGAAGGATCCGGATACTCGAACTGAAGAATTTGCTCTGAGTTGATTGGTCCATCAGCAGTACCGGCGATATCAGTCAACCAATTTATATTTGTATTCGCAAGCCTTAAAATGGAACCATTCATCTCGATAGTTCCATTGGTACTTTTCTCAAAATCATAAACACCCGCACCACCTAAAGCCTGAATCCGCATAATACTAATGGAAGTATCAGGATAATCAGAACCCACATCAACTTGCTTGATGGCAGAAGCCCCTACCGTAGTGAATATTGAGGCTCCTCCTTCAACCCTCACCTCCCAATCACCTTCTTGAACTAATCCGCCAACCGAAGTAATCACGCTTACTAAGTTATTCCGCGCCACTAATACGGGAGTAAAGGGCAATGAACCGCCCCCGGAAGTAAGCCGAATTCCATAAGTAGCTCCTCCCTGAGTATCCCATATCCAAGTATTTTCCAGCCATCCAATTGTAGGGCTTCCCGTTACGGGATCAGCCCTTAGGCACTCAACATGATTTCCTCCAGTAAATGGATGAGAACCAATCGCTCCGTAAGTTAAATCCACTCCCTTAAGAGTCGTGTTCCCCGCAAACTGGATAAAAGTAGTGCCCCCGGCCCAGGACGAAAAATCAAAAGACACCATAGGATCGAACACCATCCCATAGCCATCATGTAAATCCCATCTTGCAGTAGGCTGATAAATAGCCGTTCGAACCCAAATCAAAACCTCTCTCGATCCTGGATTCCTAATAGCCTTAGCTCGGGTTATCGCCGCCTCCACGGTCGAATATTGTTGCAAATCATTATCATCCGTAAAACTAGGATGAACCATCAAAACATCCAACGGGATTTCCGGAAACTCCAATGAAGATTTCCCAGCGGCAAACGCCGTTTTGACACCATTTCCAATAAAGTCAAGAATGGAGGCATCGCCGTCTTTAACCCCATCATTCTGCACTTCAATAGTTCCAGAGGCACCACCCACATTAAGAGTAGCAACACCACCTGAAATACTAACCCCGGCTCCGGCACCCACAACATTCATAATCGCCGCCGAGCCTTGGCTGATACCTTCATCGCGGAACTCAATTCCGCCAGACCCACCACCGGAACCAATGGCTACTGGAACCCCGTCCTCGATCACTATGTAATTGAAAAAGCCTTCCATAGCGTCACCTTAAAAAATCACGGTAGCGAACATTTCCGACGTGGCTCCAGTTGTCACCACCTTTATCTTCTCATCCGGACCCAAAGGAATGCTCCCTATCAGATCCACAGTTAAATTCGTCATGGCCAACTTCTCGTAGAGTTTCGCGAATTGTGCTCCGTACTTATCCACGATAGTCACGGTCACATTCTTGGATTCACTCCCCATTTGAAGAGATACCCTCTTGACCTCCACATCAGACCCGGACTGAAAATCAAACACATCGTTAAATTGGCTTCCAGCCGCCACATGCTTTCTTTGTATCGCCATCTTAAACCACCCTTGAATGAACATCCGCTGGAAACTCAAAATACGCCAGCCAAAGCATCGGCTTGATATCAGCCGTTTTTATATGCCCAGCCGGTCGCATCTCAATAATACGGTAATCCGTCGTTTCCCCAGCGATTTCAATGATTCGATCCCCTTTTTTAATCTTGTCTCCACTCCCAAGCGGATCAAGACCTACACTTTCCAGGTACTCCAAAATAAAGCAAAGATGACCGTCTCCAACATCCTGATCCCCGGCAATAACTGGATCACGCTTATCATGAGCCTTGTAAACCACTTGAGCCTGAAGATCCAAAGTTGAATCGAATGGTGTTCTGGCCCCTCCTAAAACCTCTCCAAATACCTCATCGATAATCTTATCTCCGGCGGCACCCCCGGCAGATCCGTCCGAAAGTACCTTGATCCGAACGGGCATTGGGTTCCATCTAAGAGGCCGTCTAGACATACCCCACAAACCCCCCAGGACGGCAATATTGTTGGAGCACTTTATCCAACCTCACACTACCAGTTATTAGACCGTAACCCCCGGCCCGACTTGCCGCTACTGATTCCGATTCCAGTTGATAGCTATAATTATCGACTTTTTCACTCAGCAATCGTTTATCTGTACTTCCCGAACCATTTGGATTCCAAGGTGAATCATCCCAAGCCCGAAGTAGTAAAGCATCCATTACCTCTACCAACGGACCTGGAAAAGCCCCGAATGAGTAGACTTTTACTCCCACGGCTACGGGGAGACCGGCCTGATCTTGCACGGCATCAACGGTCAGGTTAGTTGCAGATATAGATTGAACAATATCGACATAGGTAAGAGCCGGAGCCTCACCCGTAGCCGCCTCAATCTCAACCAATACAAAATCGCCAACCTCGATACGTCCAGTGCTATTAGACGTTTCCGCCACTGACACTACCGTATCCCCCATCGCCAATTCCGCACTTAATTCGGTCTGAAATGCCTTCCGATTTTCGAGAAACCCGAATACCCCATTAATAAGAACATTCTCAACCCCAAGCGGAAACTCTCCCGCCAAAAGTGAAAGAAGCCGATACTTGGTATCCGAAGATATTTCATACCGCGTCAAGTCATAACTACCGTTTTGCAGATTCCTTCCGAAAATGTACCTATGTTCATCCCAATAGTTAGATCGATTCTTATCCACATCCACATTGAGCGAAAACACCTTCAATATCGGAAGCAAGCTACGATGATGGGTCAACCGGCTTTTATTCCCATCTGTCCGATGAATCTCAAGCTGAGGAGAGAAAACTTGCTGAGTAAGCGCATCAAGAGAATCCGACACATTCTTGATAAGCTCTAAAGCAAGAGCATCCGAGAGTTGGGCAACCGTAATACCCAACCCCCGGAGTCTCGCCAATGTCATGTACTTACTCACTTAGCTTTTCCCTCGCCGCTTCCACACATTTAGTAGACCCTACATGAGCCCGCAACCCACTTTTAGTCTTGATATTCTTGCGTCCGCAGATCGGGCAATTCCAAGGACCATCAGAATTCTTCGCTAGAAGTTCATCTTCGATAACCCGATCAGCATCCAGCTTATCCAGGTCATAAGTCCTCTTTTTCTTTTTGGGTTTAGCCGCCTTCCCCTTTTTAGGGGCAGGAGGAGGGGCCGATTGCGGGGGAGACCCCTCCTCCTTATCCGGTGTAGCCGGAACTTTACCTTGATCAGCCACTTCCAGAAAAAAATCCGGTTGGCCTCTCAAAAATTCCTTATCCCCATCGTCCAGAATATCCAGCGGATACCCGGCGACAAAGTAATACTTTCGACCGGACGGGCAAGCCACTCGTTTGCTCTGATCCATCACTAGATCAAATTTCGCCATGACTACCCCCTAATCATCGTCCGCTTACTTGCGGGCGATATTCGTGACCTTCACGATGGATTCCAGATTTTCCACTTGTACCGCAACCTCGTTATACATCACGACCTCAACACGATCATAATCCTTGTTGAACTCGGAGAATACGCGAGTCGAATCCAGCATCCCGAAGATGAAGTTCATCGGGTTGGCCAGCCAAATGAGAGTTCCCTCATTAAGAGAACCCGAACCAGCGGCGGCACCCGTAGTAGCGGCAATGGTCAAACCGAGCGCGGCATAAGCCGACTGTCCCGGAGTTGAAGTCGCCTGGATATCAATCTCCGAAGTCGCACCCGTAGTCGAAGAGGCCAGTTGAAGCCGCCCATCATTGTCAGAAGCCACAAGGCCATTAGCCGCAAAAGTAGCATCCGCGTTGAGTTGGGCCGCAATCCGGATAGCCTCCCACACCCCTTGAGTCAGGGTAACTTCGTGGGCACCGGCATTGTCGATATCCAGGTTGATCAGATCATTCGATCCAGTGACAATCTCAAAAGGACCATACTGAGCGCCGACCACGATAGCTGGAGTAGCCGCCGCCACGGCAACGGGCTTGTTCGAGGGGATCAGAGGAACGATGGAAGCCGGAACACCCATCATACCAGCCGCGTCACCCCGGTAAGCCGCATCACCCAAGGACGTTTCCCGATCCGCAATCTCATCCATCCAATCGATATTGGTCATCCTGGACATCAGGAACCGAAGATCAGGATCCTGGAGATATTGCTGAGGCATGGTCCGCAGAGCCTCAGTGAACACCGCCTTGGAAATGGTTGCGCCAGCGGCATCCACCACCTGAGCGTCATCAGTGATCTTGTCCCATCCATCGAGAACCTTGATCAGTTCATCGTAAGGAGTAGTACCGGTCACGGTGTCATCGCCCGAAATGGCGAGAATCTCCACGTCAGTTGAATACCGCTTAGTCACCATTTCCAGCACAGTATCCTCAAGATCCTCCTGATTAAGGGCAACCTGAAGGGCCTCAGTGGTGATGGCATAAGCAGTCTTGATCTTGCTCGTGGTAAGCTCGATCTGATTCATCTTCGGGGAAATCAGGTTGGTCATCGCATTGGTATTCTCCGCAATACCCCGCGTGATGGGCTCCCCAAGATGGATCTTGTCAATGAGATAACGTTTAGTCGGCATATCCACAAAACGGACCATGCTCAACATTACCGAAAAATCCTTGACCAGCCGAACGAATTCCGCTTGCTGAGTAGGGTTAATCTCCCCACCGGCAAAAAAATCGCCGCTTTCAAGAGTTTTTTCAATGAGTTCTTCGTTAATCGACATGATTTTTTCCTCCTACTTTATTTGTCCAGGGTTACTTGCCCTGCTTTTTGGCTTCCTGAATCTGGCGAGCCTTGTGAACGTGGGGGATGGCTCCTGAGAAGATACCCTTACCGGGTTTCTTTTTGCCACCTTCCTGGCCGTCCAAAGACTTGCTCACACCGGAGACATTCTCAACCTTCTCAATCCGGCTCGAAAGATCATTGAGACCGTTGAGTATTTGGGCAAGAGCATCGTCCTGCTCAGATTTCTCAACTGTTCCAGTATCTTCCGGAGCGGACTTCTCTTTGGTATCCGTCTCCTCCTCTTTATCCTCATCTTGAGAATCCTCGGGAGCTTCCTCTTCCTTGGGAGCATCACCGGCATCCTCACCCGCTTCTTTCGGCTTGAGATCGAACTTCTCAGCCAATTTATCGGCCAATTTATCGTAATCGATCTCCGCAGATTCCGCTTTCTCATCGGTTTCTTCGGGCTCCTCTTCTTTGGGAGTAGGTTTCGGAGCCTCTTTCGGAGCCTCCACCGGATTCCCATCCAGGAACGCCTTGAGCAACCGAGCATCGCGAGCAGGAAGATCATCCAGGTCGATCTTTCCCGCCTCTACCCCGGCCTTGACCATGGAAACGAGCTTGGCCATTTGTCCGATCAAGGGAGCGGCATCATCTTCCCCGATTTCCACGCCCTCAAGAGCATCTTGAGCCGATTCCATCAGAGTCAGTGTGCGCTCAACCTTCGGATTGGGAGCCTTTTTCAGCCCAAGACCCACCATAAACTTCTCCAGAAGTCCGGTATCAGTCTTGGTTTCCACGGTTTCCTCTTGCTTGGCTTCCTCTTTCGGAGCCTCAGTTTCCTTATCATCCGTAGTTTCGTCCACCGCAGTCTCCTCTACGGGAGGAGCAGTGGTCTCATCCTTTTTCTTTTCCTCACCGCCCATCTTGTCTACCTCCTCTTCACTTTTTGAAAACTCATCCATAAAAGCAGGAAGCCAATCAAGATCTACTCCTTGCTCCTTATGGAAATTGATGAATTGATCCAGATACTCAGAGTCAGTCTCGCCAACCCCGATATCTTCCTTATAACCTTCCTTGGCTCCCCGCAAATCCGGGGGAGTCATATCCATTTGACGATAGTGCTGAGAAAGATGGTTATAAACCCCTTGCCTCTCATTCGCCGGAATGCGAGTAACACCGCCTCTCGCACCATTCAAAGCCGCCATAGCCGCAATCACACCGCCGGGGAAGGTTCGCATAGAACCATCTTCCAGCTTGTGATGAGGCAAAGCATAGGCTCCCTTAGTTCGAGGAGTACCATTACCAGCATCCGAGTTGTACCACGCATGAGCATTCTCGTAAGCCTTCCACGCTCTTTCTGAATCCTCACCGCCGAACTGATTGAGAATCGCATTCCCTTCATTCGCCGTAAAAGACCACCGCCGGTTACCCGAAAGTGGGTAAGACCGGAAAGGCACCGCCTTTTCAGCCTCCTCTTTCCCGTCCGCCGGAGAGAACTCTGAAAGCATCCGGTAGAGATTGCGATTATTGAGACGGCCAATCGACCGACCAACTACCACTTTCCCACCTTCAGGCTTGACGGCCCCAAGAGCCATCTTCTGAGCCTCTGCCCTGGAAATCTTCCCAAGCTGGCGAATGTGCTGTCCGTGTTCACTCTCCAAGAGAAGTGCATAGGAACTTTGACCCGTCTGAGTAAGATCAGCGGATTTAGGAGCTTCCTCATAGACCTCCGCTCCAATGCCCTTCTCGCCCACGGCAAAGTAGCCGCCGCTATTCACGGTCCTATGCCGTACCTTCTCTTTGTGAAACTCCATTTCGCTTGTCTCCTTTTCCATTTCAGGCAACTCGTACTCATGAGTATGCCCCAAGGCTTCGGCAAGAACGGCCTTGCCTCCCGTAAACACTACGATATGAACGTGGTCATGGCGAAGCCGGAACGATTCACGGTCATTCATATCCTGAGTAGCCTGAGCCCTCCGGCCATGAGCAAAGGATGATCCGCCGTCAAAGGTATATCCGTCAACTACCTTGCCAGAGGAATCAAGGAAAAGCCTCAACTCATGAGAATGGTCATCCGTGGGTTTAGTCCTGAGCTTGATTTTCCGCAGGGACAAGGGCATAAGCAAAGTTCGGGTAAGATTAATGCTCTTCTCCACCGTATCCTCAAGATCAGACTTTTCAGTGGTTTCCGCCAATTTGGCCACGGCATCCGGGATCAAGACTTGTGCTTCCGTCATGGAAGGAACTCTCCAGAAGGGGGAGTAATCATCCTCACCGGGGACTTTTCGCCCATCCTTCATGAACAAGAATCCGCCACCTTTCAGTCGCCCAAGATCATCATATTCCAGTTCACCGTCATTGTTTATTGCCGACGGGAACATTCGATAATACCGAACGGCCCGTTTTCCCGTAGGATCTTTACCGACCGGTCGATCATCCATATTCCCGACATTACTATAATCGCCGTAAAGAGAAATCATCCCTTTACTATCTACCACCGGGTTTTTTACCCCACTGGCTCGTACCATCGGTTCAATCTCATCGAATTTATACCGCCCGACATTCTCCAAGCACTTTTTCCGATCCATCCGAACATCACGCATCGCCAGTTGAACGGGATGACCCTCCCAATAAAGCGGAACGTGGTAAGCATTGTACCCAGCATCACGCATTTGCTTAAACGACGGCAAATCCTCAAAAGACCTGTCATTACCGCCAAGCGGATCATCTTCCCGATTAACACTCCCCGTCATAGGCGAATCCATGGAAGGACTGAGCATCAGAAATTTCTCGATGCTTCCCCCCACCTGAGCCAGCCTTTCAGCCTCAGAATCATCTACCTCCAATGTTTTCCAGACCTCATCGGTCATCCCATCCTTTTCCAGGGATTCAAACATTGCGGCCTTAAAATGAGTTCGAGGATTCGCCGCCTTTTTAGGCCGAGTCGTGCAAAAATGATCCAAATCAAAATCATGAAGTACCTTAGTACCGTCCCTAAGAAGGTAAGCGGCCCGAGGATTGGACATATTCAATTTCCCGCCAACGGAAAGTTGCTGATCACACTTTCCGCTTTGAATAGCCTCAAAAAGATCCGTCGCTTGCGGGTACTTCTCTTTCAAAAGAAAATCAACCTCAAGCCCGACCTCCCCGCTATCCAGGGGAACAATCCGACCATCGAACGATTCTCCAAACCCAAACGAATCCTTGTGTGAAGTCATGAGAGGAACGCCGTTCCGAACTGCATCCAGCATTCCCTTAATGGCGTGAGTATCAAACTTCTCTTTATGCCCATCAGTCATGGTATCAGAACCATAACCCGTAACAATCATCCGGCCCTCTTCATCCCTCCGGGCCTTACAAACCGTTAACCCGAATTCAAAGGATTTATCAAGCTCCATATTGACCCCCAAATAAAAAAGCCGCTAAAGGGCATAATAACCCCTTAGCGGCTTGCCTGATACCATGAGGCCCGGCTAATACCGACTAGCTCAATCCAGTTTGATCTTTTCTACTAACGTAGTGTTCCCTTGCCGGGACACCCGAGTAGACTTCTCTACATGACCACTCTGGATAACCCCATTCTGAATTTTCACCTGGACGGTGACTTCGCCATGGAAACCCGGTTTGGCATTAGAAGCAATAGCTTCCGTTGCTTGACGCAGGAACTTATCATTCCTACGGGCCATGGCCCCGCCCCCCTTACTCTGCCATCCGGCGTTGCTTGCGAGCAGTCAGATTGGGAGTTTTCATGCTGGATTTGGAATCCGGAGAAGCCATCGGATCGTTATTCTGCTTTCCAGTGTCGATCACCGCAGAAGTCCGCTTGGCAGTCCCACCGATTGGTCCAGTCAATCCCGCTTGATTCTTTGCCATGTCTTTATCCTCCTTTGGTTGGAAAGGCCCTTCAACCTTTCATTATTGAGTAAAACATAAATATACCGACTTGTCAAGTGCTACTTTTCCACTAATGCCCGTAACTTATGCACCACTTCTTGAGGATCACCATTAGCTATTAGATCCAAAGTTCCGGAAAACCCCGTAGCTTCCCCAAACAACTTGGTAGCTCGTGCAATTTCTTGCTCGATTGAGGCATTACCCTCCCCACCACTATCAGGACCATCCGCGAAATCAGCCGGAACTTCGCGGCCTTCCAAAAGACCCATCTTAATAAGAGGAATTGGAGTATTACCCCACTCTGCCGCAAATGGATCCTGGCCAAGAAGTTCCTTGATGTCATTAGGCGTAATTCCCCCAGCCGCCGCAAGAACCCCGTAAGCCTGAGCATCCGAAGAAAGGTCCGTCATCTTGGGCCGGGTAAATCTGAGTTGCGTGTACTTCGCTCCAAGATCACGCATAACGGTAATATCCAATCTATGCTCGTACCTCTTGATTTCAGGCTCAAATACTTGCTCCATGGTCACTTGCTTCATCGTCAAAGCAGTAGCTCGATTCACATCATCAGCCGTCCCCAAGAAAATCTTGCCAATCCCAAATGCCTCACGAACCATCTCCGAATTCAAAACTAGATATCGGGTAAAACTCGCATCCTCCGTTACACCCACAGTTAGCGGCATCAGTGTGATTTTAGCCTTACTCTCAGCCCCAGGAACGGCCTCTTGTGATTGCGGTTGAAGGACCATTACTCTGCCAAAATTCATTGGGCCTTTCCCACGAGCTTCAATAAAGTTCTCTATCATCTTGACGGAAGATGTATCCAAATTTCCACCTTCTACAATAACTGCCAACCGGGGAGTAGCATCATTCTCAAAGAACGAAACATTCCGCAACTGAGCCAGTCGATTACCGGATATGGCAGGAGCCGCCGCTACTACTCTCGGAATCCCATAAAATGAGCTCCGAGGAGTATAAATTTTGAACTGAATGAGTTCATTTGCCCGAAATTCCGGAGCAAGAGCGCCCTTAGCTTCACCCCCCGTGCGATTATCAATCGCTCGTTTATCCCCGAAATTCTTAAAATACACCTTTTGAATACTATCCTCAGCCGTTTTCCCCGGAGAAAAAACATAGGAATCCGACCCGAGATTGGTCCTCATCTGCAAAAATCCCTTTTTCTCGGCCAAAACCCTGATTGTGTGACCGGGAGCATGATAAAGACCATCGATCTGACCTTTATTGTCCCGAGACACCTCCATGTAACCTTGACCTTCGGCCTCCTCATCAGTCTTGATCATCTGCATCATTTCCTCAAAGGAATACTCTGAATTCGGATACTTGAACAAAGGCATGATTTCCGCCCGCTCTTTTTTGATGTTTTCCTTGTTCTCCTCCACAAATTCCTTTGAATCATATCGAGCCGAAAGCTCCCATCCGGACCCCACAGTATTCAATGCCATGGCCGTCACGCACCGGAAAAGGCGAACATCCTGCTCCAGAAGCGTCGCCCAAAGAAGGGGATCATAAAGTGGTCGAATAGCCTGACCATCTTTTATGACTACCTCGAACACATCAGGAGTTAACTGCTTTGATTCCCCACGATCCGGCAAAGCGTCATCACCCCCGAACTCAAGGACTTTTACCACCACGCCCTCTTCTTGATTCACAACCCGCTGCTCTTTGATCTTTTTTCCGCCCCTCGAACCACGTCTTGTTTTTTTATCAGCCATAATTGCCTCCTAATACCGAATAAGCCCACCTGAATTAGCCTTCTTCCGAGCTTCCCCTTCACATCGATTACAATACTCCCGATCCTTGGGCCGGATAGTTTTGAAAAGCCGATGGCAACCCTTACATTCCTTAATCCAGGATCCTTCAAGGGAATTGCCACATTTCCAGCAAAAATTATCCCCCATTTTAACGTCTGCCCCACAATTGCCGCATTTCCGGGTCTCCTCAAGAGCCTCTTTTCGAGCCTCCTCTTGCTCCCGAAGTTTCCGGGCCAGATTTCTAGACTTTATTTCATCTTCCCAAGTAGGCATCAAAACACCTGTACCCCAAAGTTAGTTTTACTTTTCACGACCATATACCTCATCAATCCCACCACCACACCGCAAACGGCATCAGAAACATCCTTTGTCCCGCCAGCCGGGTGATCAATTTTACCCGAAGATTTATCAAACTCCAACTGCCTTAATTCACCGATCACCGGTGGATATTCATACATCTTCACCCGACCTTCGTAAAACGCATCCTTGAGCAATTTATAGGCATCCTCACGCTCTACGCTAAATCGAGCCGTCTGATATCCTCGATACTGGTAATGTTGCATTGATTCCGCTGATTGATAACTATCAGCCGATACCCCCTTGATCAAAAAACCCATCTCAGTAAGAGAATAAACCAACTGCCTCACATTCCGAAACTGAATCTCACCGCCAACCGGTGGGACAACCCGGAGCATAAAATCAATGCAAATCAACGGAGCCTCTTCAATAGTCCACCGCTCCGTATCGTCATCTTTCCTCTCGATCTCCACAAGACCGGCCACATGCCCCATCGCAATTCCCGTAGCATCCCCTGACAAAGACGGGTCCACATGCACCCATCGGGGCTCAGTCGGGGATATTCGAGGGATAGTTTTCTTGGTTCTTGGGTCCATTTCCACAAGCGAATCTTGAATAAACCCCGCCCCATCCTGCAAATTAGTGCTTTCAGCCGTAAATGGATGTCTCCGAGAGTCAATCGCAGTAGTAATCTTCCGAAAATCCTTGAAATATGGGTTAATTGTAGCCGTCGCAACCCCAGCCAAATCCCGAATAGCCTGATCGATATCCTTCTCGAAGTCTTTCCGGAACTCCACTGGTACATCAATAACCTTTCCATGGGCCTTTTCCGCTTGCTCCAGGGTCAAAATACGAGAAACATTGGCCACATCTCCAACTTCCACTGGGAAAGTATCCCCACAATAAATTCTCGAAGGTTTGGGCTCCCAAGTGGCATAATCACGTATAAAAACCCCCTGTTCCTCCATATCCCTTACCTCCTTCATCCGCCTTTCCATGAAAGTATTGGGATAATTCTTGGATGAAACAATCACGAGCTTCCCTGGAATAGTGCCAGCCTCCATAAATCGAGACTTCATCCGTCGCTGGATGGTATAATAGATGTTCTCCGCAAGATCAAACCGCTTATTCCCCCGTCCGGCGGCTTTGGATTTCTCCACCACGGCCATAAAATTGGCCTCATCCATGATCCCGCCCCAAATATCGAGTCCTAAAGCAGAATTATCCGTCGAAGCCAAAGGAGCCATCCAAAGATTCTTGGGGAACCGAAGTTCCGTCACAACTTTCGGATCCGGACGACAACACTCCTGAAAAAAGGGAGATCTGGTAAGTTTTTGGTATAACCCCTTGAAAATGACCCTCCGGGCTTGGCCCTCACTCACGGAAATATTCATAAATGAGATCGTAGACCCTGGCATGAGCCCGAATGCAGTAGCCGGATCTTTATAAACCCAGCACTCCGCAATCATCCGAGCCATGATAAATTCAGCAATCGTGCTCTTTCCCCATCCAATGCCTCCAGTCAGATGGATCTCAATGAATGGGCCGTCCTCAAAGATTTCAATTAAATCATCCAGGAGCTTTGGGTATATGGATTTTCCGGTCTGTCCCATGTAATAAGGGTCAAGAAGGAACGTCTCCATATCGGGAAGGATGTAATCAAAATCCATCCCAAGCAGGAGTTCGAGCGTAGAACTCTCACCGTGATCGTCGAACTCCTCCACAATCTGGCGTAAAAGTTCTTGCTCCTCACTGGATAAACTCACTCAGCCCTCCCCGTTACCGTCATCACCGTCACCCCTCTCCTTCGAGCCGGAGTATTTGGACTAGTCCTGACCTCACTCGATTGGGGAGAAGTGGTAAATCTCTGCCCCGGAGCCCTGGCAGGAGCCGTATTCAGGGTAATCGACCGATGGCGAGACCAATTCCCGATAGGTGAAACCGTCACCGTTCGACCATCCCCACGCCCTCGAACCGAAGTGACACGAGCCGGACCGGTTACCCATCGACTTGGCGGATCCCTCCTACTGCCGAAACCCTGGCCCGTGATCACAATCCGGTCATTTCTCCGGATCCCGCCCAAATTGCCGTTCGGTTGAGACCTGAAATTAAACCGATCCCAAGGAGCCGGACCTGACCGCCGGACCGGACCGAAACCACCTAAATACTGACTTTCCTGCTCGGCCAAGATCGTCCCTGAATAAGATTCCGCCCCTCGAAGAACCTGATCCAGTTCCCGGAGTCCCTCTTTCCCGCCAACTGCCGCCGCAGTACCTCCACCGCCAGCGCCGCCTCCCTTCCCGTCACCCATTTTCAACCCTCCTCGGGAAAAATTACGCACACAATGCGGTAATTTTCCCTGCATAGATATGCATTACACATTAATTTTCACTATATATGCGGTATATAACTTATTGTTTTTCATCATCTTTCCCATCACTCAATTTACCTTCATCCCGTGGGTCAAGTTTGTACTTAGAACACGCCAAAACACAATTATTTTTCCCCACCATTTTCACTTCCAACTTGATCCCCAATGCCCGGCATCCACCATGACCATTGTTATGTAAACAAAGATCATTCTCGCATATCACATCAGCTATCATCGCCCTACTCCCTACCTAGAAGATCACGAATCCCGCCAGATAAAGCCCCCTCATCGAACCGTGGACATGCCGAACTACCCGGATAACACCACATCATATCATCTTGCACCGCCCATCCTTGCGTACAATTCTCATGATCCCAAGCATCGAAATAAGAAAAAGGACAATCTTCCCGGCCTCTCGCTTTTTCGTGCAATCCGGGCAGGTCAAATCCAGACTACCCGCCGGTGAGCATAGGTCTTTCAGCAAAGTGAGTTTCACACAATCATAGCAAGCAACCGCCCTTTTCTCTACCGTCATGATTGTTTCGGCATGGCGTTCCCTGTCCTTACTCTGAAGTTTCACCATCATTCCCCTTTTTATTTTTGGTGTTCATTATTCCCTCTAGTTGAGTTTACCAGTAACCGTCTGAAAAATACTCGTGGCAGGGAACCCGAGAAAAGATTTTCCTCCGCCCTCCCCTCCTTCGACTCTTGTATACAAACGAGGAACTCGTTTAATCCGACTAGATCGAATTTGCCCGGCTTGAGATGTTATCACACTGACATCTACCCCGCCCCCACTGATAGTAGTCACAAAAGACTTTCCAGGACCAGATAACTTTCCATTCTTACCGATAGCCGAATCCACACTGCGAGTAGTGACTGTCACCTTAGCCCCAGGATCAAGTTGACTTTGCAAAAAATCCGCCGTCAACCCAGAATTAACGCCAGTCCCAAGTCCTTGCGTTGTCATGTATGGATTATCTATTTCGGTATTGCGACGTATAAATTGTGATACCTCCTCTCTAACAACATCCCCGGATTTACCGGTAACATTCATTATTTGACCTCCACCACCACCTGCGCCTTTCCCATCTCCCATTTTACTTTTCTCCCTTACTCTCATCCCCGACCTTTTCAGCAATGCACCGCTCCATATCCTTACTCAAGAGCTTCGCACATTTATGCGATACTATCTTTCTCATACCACCGCTCCCGATCCGGCACCTTACTCCGGTCCCCTCCCCTTGGGACAAAGAACTTGCATTGCTCTGCCCGCTCCCGATTCCCTTTTTCATCATCCTGATCGATATTGATAGAGAACTCCTGGCAAAAGGAAGGCTCAAACTTCCCTTTTAACCTAGCATCACAACTATAATTAAAATCGCAGTTTATGCAACTCTTATCCATCCCCATTTCCTCCTTTATTTTCAACTACTTGGACCACATCATCCTCATTTTCCGCATTTTCCGACATTTCAGGCAAAAATGTCTGCCCCCCTAGAGGGGTCTCCCCCTGAAGCGCTTTTAAAATACGTTTTCGGGAGTTTTTGTCAGAAATAGTCTTTAATAATCCAGACTTAGACAATGCTTCCGTCAAATCCTTGGAAGGACCGATCCCTATACCTACTGATAGCTGATCAGGTTCCTTGTGAGTCAACCCTAGATCCCCCTGCACCACATGGAGAGACTTGAGTATATCCTTGGCTACGTTGATTTCTAACCCCGTCCCCGGCATGAGCTTCCCTATACTCTCTTCATTCTTTACCTCCATCGCGATTCGAGCCATCTGAATATCGAGTAGCTTGGATAGCCCCTCCTTTACATCTACCGCCCCGTCAGTAGGGATTGCCTTCTCTTTTTCAACCATCCTCGCCAAATCACCTGAAGATGCTTGCTCGATCTCTGCCTTAGTCCGACCTTTGTACGGATCTTCATCCACCTTAGATGAGGACGTTTCCGCATCATATACTGCCCACCCCCCTTTTTCCAGCGCCGAACCCAGGATACCCCCCCTGGCCTTTCGGGCCTCTTCCGGAATCTCATGGGGAGCCAACCCCCCTACCTCCAGGGACTTACGATACCTCTCCAGTTGCTTTGCCAACGTTGCTTGGGATACCGTGTTCATCTCCCGCCACTCCATCTGAATCTTCCTCGCGATTTCATTACATGCTACCCCGGCCACTATAAGAGCATGGATATCATGGAATCTCCTTGACCGCCGCAACCTCCGAAAACCTTCCGTTAATCGTATCCGACCACTCACAACCTACCCCCTCTAGGTAAGACAAATTCGCCCCCTAATATTCTATTATCCGACAACTACACGCATAATTATGCATCTTAAACCTCACGACCTACTTTAATAGTATAACCTAAACCTATCTACCAGTTCAAGTTTTCCATCAATCGTCAGATGCATACTATCCCTTCGAGGCAAATCCGATGAATCCACCATGTAAACCCCTTCATACTCCTTACTAAGTTCACCCTTCGCCCCGTTAACCATATCCGAATATGGTGTCCCGTGAGTTGTCACGAGGATCACCGGACTATGGATCAAGATATGCGAGAGTAGCTCCTCAAGCCGATCATGGTAAAGCCGAGCCGATTGGATATCTACCCCATCACTCTCGCCCTGGAACCAAATCACGGCCTTGTAGGGCCTCTCCGCAAGAAGATGATCGACTTCCCGAAACAAAGCCGTATCCGGCGGATCCCATTTCTCGATCTTAGACCCCGGCAATGCAAAAATATCAAACCGCTCTGGCCCATCCCATGCCAAATCAAACCCAACACAATTGGACTGCCCTATGAGAAGAACTCCAGGCTCATCCCCAGGAACAGACACTTGATAGATACCGGGAATATACTCATCATTCGCACTTTCCGATGGAGCACACGCCCCCTGCAATACTGCATACCCCAAAACTGCTACCCTCATTAATTTAAATCTGAGTCCTCTTCGCATGACTTCCCCCAAAATTCATCCAACGCCGGAATGGCCTTATTCTCATTCCCCCTGATTTCCGCGATAGAAGCCCGAGTATCCATCCCCCTGGCTATCTGATCACGAAACCACTTAGACCTGATGTAAAGATACTGGAACACCGTAGGAAACCACCGTCGGAACCCATCAAACGACCCGTAACAAACATAGTTCACCATTCGATCATCCCATCTCCCCGGAATTGGGATGAATGGTATCCAAATATCCAGCGTAACTCTCTTAGCTTTCATCTAATATGTAATCCTCCAGTGCGTAACTGAATCTTTCATAGTCTTTTATTCTAGCTTCGGCCAGCCCGACATAAAATGGATCGAGTTCAATTCCAATGAACTCCCTAGATAACAGTTTCGATGCTATTCCCGTTCCACCCGATCCGCAAAATGGATCGAGTACCACGTCACCCGGATTGGTCACCCAAGCAATCAATGGTATCAGTAGCGTCAAGGGCTTCTGAGTCGGATGGGGAGTTCGCTCAACATGCTTCATGGTTGGCTTATTCGGAGCCTTAATTACATCCGTCTGAAGGCGATACCCGGCGTTTTCAGATATAAAATTAGCAGTGTTAAACCCTCTCCGATCAATTTGATCCTTTCCCTCCCTTTTGGACTTACGGCTATTCTGCTTCTTTAGGTAAGGATCACCTTTACGTTTCACTACATTCCACGGCAAATCCTTTACTTTTGCCTCTTTTTTACAAAAAACACCTATCAATTCGTGATGAGAACTAGGTTTTTTCGCCCCCTTCAGTTGCATAAAAGGAAGGCTTTTCACCCAAGATACGCGGAACCGGCTCTGAAAATGAATTCCGATCTCCATTAAAAGATCTTCCGGCCCGAAACTGATTAGATACCCAGTATCTTTGAGCACCCGTTCACAATCAAGGAACCATCCCTCCGTTGTCCCGTCATCAAAACTTAAATCAGTAGTCCCATAAGGTGGATCAGTAAGAATCAAATCCACGCTGGAGTCATCTAACTCCGAAATCACGTCCTTATAACTACCAAAATGAATCATGATTACCCCAAAAACTTCATCAAATGGTTGTATTGCTCGATCTTATAGGTCCGAATCGCGGCTTGCTCCCAAGCCATGTCATAGAGATGGAGCCCTTTCGAGCAAGCGATGATCTCCCCGTCCCCACATCCAATTGAGTCTGCCATAATGGCCTTGAGGGTCTGGATACCCGCCAAATTCGACGGGAGACCTCCCCATAAATCCCAAGAGCGGAAATAAACGATGAAATGGAGTTGGCCATACATCATTCGGCAATCGATCATCCGAAGGCAAGGCGGGTCTGTCAATTCAATATCTTCCGGCCTCGCTACTGCCATGCAACACTGATTGGTCCCCTCTCCGTACTTACGGAACCGCTCAATTATCTTTTCTACCTGATTCACCCCGCCTACAATCCGCTCACCGTAAGTATATTGCTCATACTCAGCTTTATCGGCTGACATTAGGTAAGAATAGTAAGAATTGACATGCTCCGGAGAAGCGGGAGCCGTCACCCTAGCCATGCCCTCCGGAATCACCGGAATAAGATTGCCTTCCCCAGGATGCTTGATATTGATCGTCACAAAATCAAGTTCCAACCGCCGATGGCCCTCAAATGACCCTTGATCTATCTGATACACCCGACCATCTATAAACATGGATTGAAGAGCCAAAAACCACGCCTCATCCAAAAAATCGGCCTCTATGCTCACCGGAATTAAAAATTTCTTATACTCCATAACTCATTCCCCCGTTTGAGTCTCACCCTCGATCAACTTCTTTTTGATCGAGTTGCATTCCTTGCGATTAACGCAAGAGTTACAGGCCCCTGAGGCTCGGCATGCGTCAAGAAGTTCCGCTACAACCTTGGCCTCTGATTTATCTAATTTCATCCACTTCCTCTTGCTAATAGTGTACTTTCAGGGAAGTGTACTCAGGCTCAAGCACCTCCCATGATCTCTTATCAACCACATCATCCAGATGAAGAACAATCAACTCAAATGGCTTATAAACCAAAGAAATTGTCAATTGCTTACCTTTATCTACAATCCAAATAAAATCAGCAAGGCTACCGCCATTAGCAAGATTAAAATTGTAAGCCTCCATCATTTCCTGATCCCCAACACCATCCCCGAATGCCAAAATGGGTTCAACCCCATCAAGAGGAGTTAACAATTCCTGATACCGAGCCGTACTCCTCATAGCATGAAGCTCCCGAGCAATCTCCGGTCCAATAAAAATATCGTACTTTTCCCGCAATCTATTCAAATTATCATCCCTGATGTTATCGTATAGCTTCTCTAAAGCATAACTCCAGAAATCCGCTTCCTTACCGGGGTACGAATATACTATCTCTTCCATGCAAGCAAACGTTAGGCACTGCCCCTTCCCGAACTCACTTACCGCCATGAGTACAACGAAACCTTCCGCCTTGTCATGCTCAACATCGATACGCCAATCCTCATTTGGCAATGCCACACTATCGATAAAACTCAAAACACTATCGACCAATGCACTCATGTCATTGCCCTCCTCTTACAGTCCTTCTTGCCCTCTCTACCTCCTGCTTGAGTCTGGCTTCCTTTTCCATCGACTTCTTAATCTTTGGCCCGAGATGCCCCCTCTGATGCTCCATGAATGTATCGATACTCATGTGATAATCAGGGGCCTTGGTAAAAATCTTAGAGGCTACACCGCCACACTCTGGACACTCCGCTTGATCTACCCGAGAATTAGTCATAATCTCGGAGATCACCCCGCACTTGGAGCATTCAAAATCATTGACAAACATTACTTTTTCCTTTTCTTTTCCCTTGATTCCTTGCGAGAAGGACGACCCAAGAGTTCATTTACCAGTTGCGAGCTTTCGGCGTAATCTTCTCAGTCACATCGTAAAGTTCCGAGATCGGAATGGTTTGAGTACCTTGATCAACAAGAGCACCCCCTCCTCCGGCCCCACCACCAATACCGTCGCCCATTATTAGCCTCGCCGTCTCCGAGCCTCAAGAATTGAACGGCGTACCCGTTGAGCTTGTCCAACATTCATGCTCGTAAAGACCCGAGATTGAGGATTAGCAATGGTAAGAGTATCACCCGGACCCATCCCCCCAACCCGTCGAATCATCTCATCCTCATTGGCCCTGGAAAGCTGAATACTCCGTTCCCCGTTACCAACCCGAACATTATTATCCCTCGTTACTCGCGCAGTGGTCATCGGTCGAACTTCACTATTAAGCCCTGCCGCCACGGCTCCAAGTTGCGCGGAACCCCCAAAAGTAGCGCCACGAGCGGCACCGCCGCCTCCTCCACCGCCTCCTCCTCTTGCATCACCCATTTTATTTCCTCCTTTTTTTCCGTTTTTCGCACATCTGACATTCACCTTCCAATGAATGCCAAGTATCGTACCCGCAACGGGTACAGTGTTTCAAGATCATAACCGTTTCCTTTTCCGCGACTTAAGACCCAAGATATTATTCATCTTGAGCCCAAAAAGAGATACATCCTTTTCGATAGTTCCCTCTTCCTCAATCACCTTCTGGATGTCCTCATCCACAATATCCCCAATTTCCTTCTCCAATTCCGGTGAAATTTTAGTGTGCTCTTTCATTTTACGCCTCCATTATGGTCGAAGCGGCCTTATCCGAGAACCCATACCGCGTCAAAAGATTGTGGTCATCCTTCTTCACTTTAGGCTCGCACATACGTTTCCGTTGCCGCATGGCAATTATCGCGGCCTTCATCGCCTTGGTTGCCCCTGACCTATCACGCCTTCGCATACAATCCTTATAGACCTTTCCAAGAAAGTTGAACTCTCTGGTAGTAGCCGGGCCTTCATCAGTCCCATTGATCCCGTGTTCCGCCTCATGCAGAGCCGACGTTGCCCACATAAGCCCATCTCTCCTGAGAACCTTGGGATTTAAGGCTATAACCTTGGACCTGAGAACCGAACTCCCGTAGAGACCATCTCGTTTTTCCTCTTCCACCTTTCTGATCCCCCGCATAAATTTTATCTCACCCGGATCATAGTAAGGCCAAGCCAAACCCATTCCTCTAGAAAGGTTTTTAGTCATCACTTTCGTTTTCCGGAGCCAATTATTGAAACTATCCCTGACCATACCCATTATTTAATCCTCCACGGTTTTGAGCGCCGTTCGATCAAAGAAAGTGCTCACGCCATTCCGCACCCGCCCCCGAAAAGAATTGGCTGATTCATTGGGCCTTCGAGTAATTGGATCCATGTTTCGGCCACGAGCCCGAGCTGTAACACGCACGCTATCAACCCGAGGCCCGTTCGCTTGCCCTGCCCGTGGACCCTCTGACCTGATAGTGACTTCCGAATCCCCCCGTGTTCCCGTGATCCTAGTTGTCAATCGAGTTGAAGATTGCCCGGATTCGGCCTGAGCCGCCGTTATTCGCTCCGAACGAGTTGTTACCCTAGCATTAGGCTGATTTACCCTCTGGAACTGAGTAGAGGCTCCTTGAGTCGCTCCAACATGACTTAAAACACCTTCATCTGATTCTCGCGTTCCTCGCGGTTGCTCGAACCCAAATCGATTGTTCACGTCTCGAATGCTGGCATCCACAACCCCACTTGTGATAACGAGTCCGGAAGTCACTCCGGCCCCGCCACCTCCCCCACCGGCCCTTGCATCACCCATTTGCTTCCCTCCGTTGATCTTCTTTATCCTCCAAAGTCAAATCATAAACCCAACTAGAATACTCTAAGTTCTGAGAAAACATATCTTTTACCGAGACTGATTTATCCCAATCCAGGTCCCATACCTTACGATGGAACTCCGCAAATCGATATGTCTTGGTATCATAAAATATAACTCCATCCAAATCAGTCACAAGTCCCTTAATTCTGGATGGTCCGCTTGCTCCGGTCATTAAAAACTTGACGGGATACCCACACCACTCGCGAAATTTGCGAAGTTGATCCATCTCCGGTTCCCAATCAGAATTTCCCGGTCTGGCTCGAATCATGGTCATGTTATAAGAAACCATCGAAGGCTTATTCTCACGGCACCACCTAGCCTGTCGCTTCAGATCAATTTCCCTAACCCAACCAATACTTGGAATCACCTTAATCCCATGATTCTGCAAACGTTCCATCGTATAAAACCTCCTTCTCAAACTCACAAGCCGATCAAGAGGAGGATAATTACGATATATCGAAAAATTCATTGCCGTTACATAATCAATGTCATACTCAGCTAAACGTTCACACGCTTCATCAAGAAAATGAGCCCAAGTATCTAAAATCACATCTTTAACGGAAAACGAGAGTACAATCTTACTCTCTGAAGGAATACCAAATCGCTTCCTTAGATTCTTCTCCTTAGACCAACCCCCGGTCGTTGGATAGAACAATTTTTTAGCTGATATCCCATAAGCTGGATGGTAAACCCCGAAAGAATGGGCATTAAGTTGCGGAATAATAGGAGGAAGATCAACCTCAAATGGAACCCACTTCACATTTTGAATCCCGAGTCCATTTAATTGCTTTATAGATTCTTTTGCCTTGGGAGATCGACAACATATAGCCCGGCACCACTCACATTCTTGAGTACACCACCGCGAATCATCGAACTCTCCCCAACCCCCGCAAATTGGATAAATCTTGCACCCCTGACACCGTACCGAATCTTCAAGATCCTTGACGGTCATTCTCAAGCGTTCCTTCTCTTTGATCCTCGCGACCTCAAACGCCATGGCGTATCCTCACAGTAAGATTATGACACACCTTTATACCGCTTGTCAACCTCTACTTTCCTGGGATAAGTTCAGCCAGTACCATATTTAACCCGGCCACCGTCAAAGCATATCCATCCCTCTTGTAATTATTTCCATCCCTCCACTCCCGAAACTCAATCAACCCCTTTTTGGTCAATTGCCCGCACGTCGCTTTCTCCTTATAATCTTGAGGATGGAACTTACCCGTTCGCATCCCTGGATGCAAAAGAGTCCGCCATTGCTTCTCAGTTAAACCCTTATATTTTTTCCCTTTCATCTAAAATAGAATTGCTTCTTCATCCTCAATATTCGGACCCAACGCAAACCCATCCTCCACATCATAAGGTACAATGATAGCCCCGGTATATCGAAGAGTCCAAATCAACCCTTCACATCTAGCCCTAAACGTACTAAATAACGGATTTTTTAAAGACTGATAATTTTCAAAAGCCCGCCAAATCTCCAGCCCAATAAAAGTTACAAATCCTTGAGGATCCCCATTATCAATCGTCTTTCGATAATATTGGATGAACCTCCCGAGAAAATTAAGAGAATACTTATCAATAATCTCAAACGGTACATCAACGGGAGTATCCTCACGCCATCTAAGATCTACCCCGATAACTTCCATGTGGCTACGGACGGCATCTCCCCATTCAGGCTCAAGCTCCGGATTAGATAGGATCACATTCCGAGCATACCATGCTTCCCTACCCGTAAGATCACTCACCCTTCGCCCCTTCATCGCCCCGAAATCAATTTTGTCATCAACATCTTTAGGCTTTGAAGGAGCAGACCTCTTCCAAGGATGTCCTTCAATTCCTTTCACGCTACCCTCCGCTTTTTCCCGATCATCCCATTAAAGAGTAACTTCTCAAGCTGACTGATCACTTCCGTAGGAAGAGTCGTTATATCATCGATCAGAATCCAATCAGGATAAAACATCTTTGGAGCACTGGTCCTGATCCCGACCCCAATAGTCTCAATCCCGGCATCCATGATTTCCTTCACGGCCTTTTTAAGATCCTTATGGAGCAAATCATGGTCCGAATAACAACTAGGCATCCCGTCCGAAAACACCATAAGAATCTTACGTTTTTCCGGCCTCTGAGCCAAAAGACGAGCCGCTACCCTCACGGATTCACCGTCACAATTGTTACACCCCGCCATTAAATTCGCGAAAGCCCCTTGCGCAAAAGGCTGATCAAATCGCTTTACAATGCTATGAGAAAGGATTTCATAATACCTATTAAACGGAGAATCATAACAATCCATGCCGTTAGCCTCAATGTATTGTTCGAACGCATTTCTTATCTCCTCAGACTTGACACACTGAAAACTACCTACTTCATGCACAATCCCAAGCTGATCGAGACAAGCTGAAAACGCGCAAGCCGCCTTCTGAGCCGCTATAATTTTCTTTCCTCCCATCGAACCCGAGCAATCAACTAAGAGATAAACGGCGGTACTCTCGGTTTCGGCCTCTACCCGAGTCTTAAACACTCGATTAGACGTTTTATGGATAAGCTGATGAAGCCTCCTCGAATCGATCCTACCCCGATCAAGCTCAAACCGATCCCTTGCCCGATCCCGAGCCAAAAGAACCATCTGAAGCCGCCTGATCAACACTCCAACGGTACTTTTAACTTCCTCCCTTATGGCTTTCTCTTTTATCGTGTTCCGGGATTTTGAATCGTCTTTAACCACATCATATTCCGTGGTAAAAGGGATATGAACATCATTCGCACACTTCTTGACCTGAGCGTTTATGATCTTATTGATCCCGTGATCCAACGCTTTTTCAGGATCGATCAAATCCAGTTTATCGTAATCCCGAATAATGGCGATATCCACATCCTCCCGCCGGATACCCGCCGCTTCCGTTCCTCCATCCTTCGGAGCATGCTTGTTGCTATTCGCATCAGGAGAGTCTACATCTCCCGTTTTATCGCCCTTCTTATCTTTTTTCTTGCCCTCGCCCTTCTTTTTTCCCTTGCCTTTTTTCTTGCCCTCACCGTCCTTATCTTCCTCTCCCTCTTTTTTCGAGCCCTTCTTGCCTTTTTTCTTTGATCCCCCCTTAGATCCTTCCTTTGAGTCGCCCTCAGAATCCCCCTGACCGCCAGAATCAGAGGAACCATCACTATCCCCCTCTTGCTCCTCCTCAGAGCCTCCAGGAGACGGCTGAGGAGTAGGATTGGCATCGGTATCCCTCCACCGCTTGGCAATCTTCTCGCAAAGGCTTACACAATCAGCCGTGGTCTTTATCTCATCCAGACCCATGAAAAGATCAAGGGCTTTGAGAACGGCTTCCTGAGCCATCGGACCCATTTCATCGAACTCCATCCGGCCCGAAGTCATTTCCAGAATATCCATCCAGAACATCTCATTTAGGTCATTGGCTTCCGTGAAAAGAGCCTCATACACGGCCTTCCGAGTCCGCCCGATATTCTTATGGGAGCCGGTGTAAAGATTGCCCATATCCCGATCAACCCTCACATCCTCCAACACCCGGAAAAGATCCATGGTCAGAGAATCCTTAATTGACGGAACGATATCCGTAAACCTTACATGAGCAACCTCATGGTCCAAATACCCGGAAATGGTCTCAAAAATGACCGGATCATCCAGGGCCGGAAGTTGCATCTCCTTGGTTTTAAGGTTAACGCAAGCCCCGGACCCGGTGAACCGGACATTCAACCCGTATTCCCTTGCCATGATTTTCGCTACTTTTGCTAAGGCCGATTCCATTTTGTTTCCCTCCTTGACTTAACGATAAAACCTAGTATAGCACCTATAAAATAGTTTGTCAAGAATTTTTCTTACTTCCGAGCCACTTTTTCAAGCTCACTTTTCGCCAGCTTACTGATATCCACTGGAGTCATCTTGAAAAGATCCTTGATCGAGGGAGGGGGAGGAGGAACATTGTCTTTCACTTCCTCGATAACGTATTTCCCTTTTTTACCTTTCTTTTTAGAGGCTTTTGATACGTTATCAAGGCCCATATTGTAGACATCTTCCACAAGGGAACCAAAATTGGTTTCCTTACTTACCCATCCGTCCTTAACCTTCTCAGCCACCACGTCTTTCGCCAGTTTGATAGCCGAATAAAGATCACTCCGAGTACCTTTACTGAAGGTCTTTTCCATGCCGGGACCGGAAATGTGGACCGCTTTGACCTCATTGTTATTTGGATCGATCAGAACCTTGTAAGTCTCTTTACCTTGCCTCAAAACGGCCACACCTTTATCCTCTATTACCTTGGTAGTCATGATCACCCCTCCTTATCCCAACCACCGCTGAAACACTGCCTCAAAAACCTTGCGTTCCTCATCGGGTTGCTTATTGAAAATTGTTACCTGAGCCGCCCGCATGACCTCCCCATACCTCACGGCCTTTTCCGCCAACTGGAGGCACTTTCGAGGAGAAAACGTGGTCATGATCTCATTTTTCTCCAAAGCCCCTCGAAGGTCCGTAGCAATCCGGACAATCAGGACCGCCACGGAAGTAGGGAGCCCCTTGACCCGCTTTTCCAGGATGGAAGCCTCAATCTCTTGCGGGGGCCATCCAATCTTGAGTACACAAGACCATCGATCAAGAAACGCCTCATTCATCACCTGAGTTCCCTGATAAAGGCCCCGATCCACGGCATCGGCCCCAATGCTATTGGCAGTAGCAATTACCCTGAAATCCTTATGAGCCCGTACAACCTCAGCATCTTTTTCCGCCAGAACAAGGAATCCATCATCTTCCAGCACGGAATGGAGCACTGCCAGAATCTCCGGCATCGCGAAATCGATCTCATCCAGAATGAGCCACTGGCCGTTCTTCATCGCTTGAGGAACGATCCCATCAACCCACACCGTCTCACCGTCCTTGGCAATCCACTGGCCCACCATATCAGAAATGGTAGTTTGCCCATTCAGATTGACCCGACGGCACTCATAATTCCCGCGAGCCGCCAATTGCTCAACGGAACTGGTCTTTCCAACCCCGCAATGGCCAACGAGCAAAACTCGATCATTATGCTCGATACCATCATCCAGGATTTTCATCCAAGGAAAGTCCACATACCCATCGATTAGGGCCGGAACCAACCTTTTCTCACTTGCCTTAGCTTCAGCCATCCTACTTTCCCTCCTTACTTTGTGACCGCCGGAACCATGTGAAGAGCCCACTGGATCTCATCGATCAACGCCTTTGTGTCTTTGATTTCCTCTTCCCAAAACTGGATCATTTCAGGGTTATTTTCCATCTCGATGGCCTCTTCCGCCTCGATGATGTCTATCTCTAATTCCTTGATGCTTTTCATTTTGCTCCCCTCCTTATTTCCTTAACGTCTTGCCTTGCTTGTTTCCCGTTATTCGATTGTAAAATCTAGTATAACACCTATAAAACCGTTTGTCAAGAAAAAAATGAAAAAAATTTAGGGGGCCGAAGCCCCCGTTTTTACTTGCTTATCTCCGTATCTAAAGGATATCGCCACTGATAGCCCTTATCCCCGCAAGGCTCATAAAACCCCATCTCCGGATGCTGAGGATGAGCGATAACCCCGTCTTTAAGCTGGAATCTATCCACCATTTGAACATAAATAGGGAAGATAGCTCTGAGCCTCTCCCTATTAATACGATCAGCCTTCATGACAAGATGGAACACCATTTCCGAAAAGCACGGGCTCGAATCAGATGGAACTACCCCTACCACCTTAGCCAAGTCGATCACAAGAGTATCCGAAGCCTCTCCAGAGTACCCGTAAACCCGTCTGGCCTCGGTAATGGATATCTCCTTCAGGTTACGTCCGGAAGCTGGATCACCCGGCTTTTGCTTCCATATCTCCCCTAAGTCACAGTTCCCTACGAGAACATTGTTATCGATCCCCACAACCCGAGCATAATCCGGATCGTCAATCGCCACAAGAAACTTCAACCCGTCCTCGTACATGCCTCCAATGTTTCCGCAAATACACCACTTCCATATCCCCGCTTCCCCGCGAGGAAAAATCACATCTCCGCATTTATTGCAAACCATTAATTTCATATTTTGTCCCTCCGTATCGATCAGTAGCGGTTTGATATGTCCCCTGGAATCGAATTGATATGTCACAATGATAGGTAATGAAGTGCCTAGTCTCTCAGAACAGATTTGATTAGATAAGTCCCTGGGCATAGCTTCGCCTTGCTCCGTCATGAGTGGTCATACCGTTTCGTAGTGCGTTGTATAGTGTAGTCTCTCAGAACAGATTTGATTAGATTAGTCCCATGGATACGTTCCGATTTGCCTCTAGCTGATTGGTCCTCTAGACACGAGTTGAGATGATCCGATGAGTCATAACGACCTGAGTGGACTGGTAACGCAAAGTCGCTCCGATTTGATATAAGTTGAGATGACTGGATCAGTCTTGCCGTTCCGATAGGTAGCGCAAGGAAAAGTCCTCTCGATTTGAACTGAGTAGTATTGCACAGAGTAGATAAGTCCCCATGATTTGTACTGATCTAGCCTGACTTGTCCCACTGAATTGTCAAAGATCAAATTACCCTGAAACCCCGCCGTTTCAAAGTCATTCTCAGCCGGGAGGGGCCGATAACTCCCGTCAACTCTAAGTTGACCCTCCACTTCCCACAAGAAGCCCAATCATCCACAAAAATCGGAAATGAATCCCCTCACGCTAAAATGATCCCGAAAGCGTTAAAATCATCCGCCTGAAAAAACCATACTCCTTGTGGGAAAATCTCCGCACATTATGCGTCTTTTTTCCCTTTCTTGGCCTTCATCTTGAGAAAATGGTCGATCTTCCCTACCTGAATCCGCTCCATCTCCACAAGATCGAACTTGCTCAACTCCCTGGACCGGCAAGCCCCAAGTCCAATCTCCTGAGTAGCCTTCAAGATGGTGGCCAACAATTCATCATCCAGGATACCTACCGCGAGGCTCCAAACCTGGAATTCAAGTTCCCTCGATCCCACATAATCATGCCGAGAAAGGATGGATTTTTCGCCTTGAGGAGTCTTGACATGGCCCACAAACTCTTCTTGACCATCCACCTTACCCAACCTGATAATATCGCTTTTGCCGTCCCCTGCCTTGACATGCATCCCATGCTGATAATGCTGGCGAAGTCCCCGGTTATTTGAGAACCGAAGGAGCATGGCTCCGGTTTGAGTAGCCCCTTCTCGGATCATCGCCTTGAAATTGTAGCCGTCCAGATACGGCCCAACCTCTTCGCCCTGATAGATATCCTTGAACCCGCACCACTTAGAGTCCTCATCCAGATTCAGAGTCTCCATGATCCTTTTCCGCTCTTCCTCCGCGATTTCCGGCGTGATGTCATGCCCGGCCTTAATGGCCTTCTTGATCTTCTCATCAATCCACTTCTGAATTATTTTCGGATCCTTGGGCACCCCGCCGTAAACCACATTCCGAAGTTTGATCTTCACCCGCCAAATATCATAAAGCTCAGACCCTACATCCATCCCGGTATTTCCGAGATCGATCATTCCTACCTTAGCCTCTTTCATTCCTTAGACCTCCTTTTTCAAATTGGTAAAACTGACTTATTATCGTCACTTACAACACAAACCTTAATTAAAGGTTCACACCGCTTAAACTTTCGACACGACCCACAAGGAACCTTACCACTGCAATCAAAATAACCGTCAAACCAATCGCATTTCCAATGACAATTCGACGGTTTCTCACAAATAAAACAACACTGCTTCTCAACGGCCTGATTCTTCTCCATCCCACACCCCCAGCCACGCCAACTCCTCCCGAATATCGGGAATTTTGATTCTTTTGGTAGCCTCATCGGCCAAGAAGTTATTCGGAGGCATCAGGATCAGATATCCTTCATAATACACCCGTTTCTTAGGTCGCATGGTCAGAACTCCAAATTTATTCGCCAACCGATTCAAAGCCAAGAGACGGCCTACTTTCCTGCTAAACTGATCCATCCCACTACAAATCGAAATGGCAAAATGCTCCATTCCTGGAGCCATTACCACCGTAACTCCATTAATGGGCACTCCATGCCGTGATTCGATAAGACTTTGCTTCACTTTGATGCAATGCTCCACGATATCTGCAAAACTAGACCCTCTAACCTCATCAATCTTCTTAACCCGTTCCACAAGATTGAGAAAATTAGTCTTATTCCCATGAAAATCAGTAGGATTTCCAATCATGTGAACAATGAAAACCTTTTCAATGAAAACCTTTTCCTTGACTACACCGCCACCCGTCATCCCTCTAACCCCCTGATTTTATTCTCCAGATCCTCAAGCATAGGATCCAACCAAGCCAAAGTGATTTTTAGCCCTTCCTCAGTAACGCCAGGATGATTCAGGAGCATCTCCTTCTCCTCCTCGAACTCCTCCTTGCGAACCTTTAACCTACGTACTAAGTCATTGTTGTGCTTATTGAATTCCATAAAAAATTCCCTCCATTCACCACTTGACTTGCCGGGGATTCCCACTCCCGGTCCTCACTATCAACCACAAACCTAGTTATCCACCTAAATCACCCGTCCATGCGAATGACTTAGTGCTCCGTGAAATTTAAGGTCTGATCGAATGGCCCTTACCACTTTCCCGAGCCAGGAAAGCCAAGTCATCATGGTTAATTCAAATAGACTGAAGGAACTTGAATCCTCCTACAAATCCGGAATAAATTTCTACCCTTGTTATCGGGAAACCGGATAAGGGCCTTCTTAGACCATCTATCTGAATACCTTATAGGTAGACCTTCAATCGAAAGCGGCCTTGGAGTATCCCTCTCCAACGGTCCCTACGAGAGATGGCCGTCTCTCATCTCGATGGATCAAAGGTTTGTCGGACCTGCCTTAGCCTTGTGTTTCCATCACGGGTCATTTTTATGACCGCCCTCGATTGAAAGCCTACCTAATTATCAATGAACCTTGTCCTCAATGAACTAAACGCATTATAACCGGTCTATTCCCGTTTGTCAAGAACTTTTTTCACCATAAATCTGAAAAAAATCCTCCCAAGATTGTATAACATCCAAAGCACGCGCATCACTCACATTATATGTTGAGTATTAATGCGTAGTTACGTGAGCCATTAGCCTAATCGCAGTAAAATACACGAGAGTAGGAGGCAACCTAAAAGATAGCCACTGGTAAAACCCGGCTTTCCATCTACTCATCTTCTAGTTCTCCATCAGTTCCCTCTTCATCCATCTCCTCATCCTGGACCTCACCACCATCGCCCGAAATCTCCTCGTTCGGGCTCTCCTCACTTGCCGAATCACTTTCTTCATCGCCCCATGCCTCCGGATCCGGAGCCGGTATCGGTGGAGTCATTGTCGCCACGGTGGACGGAAACTCTCCACTTTCCATGAATATCACAAACTCTTTCAATGTAAGCGGACCTTTCACGGTCGATTTAATCTTCGACCTAATACCTTCAGGATTACTCATCCCCTCTTGCATGAGAACCGCCAGGATATCCCCGCCAACTGAAGGCTCGTAATTACACCCCGTAAGCGTCTTGAGTCCGTCTACATGAGCCGCAATCAACTCCTCTTTAGCCAACCCAGGAGCCGAATGCGAAGAAAGGAACTCAGTACAAATCAGCGAAAGTTGCTCCCCGGTCCCATTGACCCCCGCCACGGCCCGAGCCACCTCCAACGCGGACTTCATCACGTCCCGTTGTGATACAGTTAACTCTAGTTGCACCTTCCGAAGCTCTTCTTTCTCCTCCGGTAGCCCCTTTTCTTTCCGGCGGCGTTTCCTGAGATGGCCTTCCGTTTCGGCCACGGTTAGAGTCTCAACCTCATCCAAAAGCTCTTGAGCATTCTCCTCGGTAATATGAGGCGCGAGTCTCCCAGCCTTGGAAGTCCCCATCGCTATCAGTCGATCCCTGATTTCATCGCTCTGAATCTTAAATGTGATGGCATACCAGACCCCCATGATATATTCACACCACCGCCGTTTACGCTTTACCTCATATTCCGCGTACTCATCAAAAGTCTCGAACCCCCAATCCAGGAAAGATTTGGACCCAAGAACCTTATAGAGACATCCCCCCAGCTTCAGGATATTGGTATCAATTCCCTCCACAATATCCTTGATTTCCTGCCGAAGAGCGTCCTTTTCCTCAGCCGTAAGCTCCATCACTGCCGTCTTAAAATCAAGAGCATCAGCCCCCTCAGCAATAATTGCATCATCAATATCGCTTTCCATTACCTCAAAATCTTCAAGACCTTCAACCATCTCAAACCTCCTTAACTGGATCCAACTGCAATGCCCGGACCTCAATTACGTCATGCCCGGAATCATTTGTCATGCGTGCCATGAGTTCACCTTGAACCCACACCCTATCTCCTTTTTTAAGTCCTCGATCCTTAGCCAGCTTAATTTGCGTATAACTATAAACATTGACCGTCACAAAAATATCCGACCCCTTTCCCGCATCCGCTTTTACACGGAAATTCAAATAGTCATGATCAAAAAGAGTTTTCAATTCATGAACGGGAGTTACTACCATCCCCGATACCGTAACGCTATTTGCCACGCTTACCTCCTTTCTTGATAATGGGAGCCCCCTTCTGCCGCCTCTCTAGTTTCTGAAGCTCTTTCAATGCCTCTGGAGACGGGTTTCCAGGAACAATCAGCTTCCGTACTGCCTCCGCAAGAACAAAAGCATCAGCTTCATCAGTAGTCTCAAAATCCAACCCATATTTAGTTTTAACCAACTCCATCACTTTTGTCTTTATGTCCATGCCCTCTTTACGTTCGGCATTAGACACGCCAACCGGGCACTCAAACGTAATCTTCCTCCCTTGCGATATACCGACCACGAAAATCTTGAGCCGGTATTGATAAAGAGTAGTCTTGACAACGCCTGTCAATTCAGCCTGACGGGTAATCTGAGAACCACTGCCCGCCCTCCGGTACGCATAATCCTCGATCCCTACACACTCAATGGGAAACTCAGAAACAACGGATTCAATTCGATTAGTTATATCCAAGAGTCGCTTAATCTCATCGTCAGTCCCGGCCTTCTTAAGCCCGTACCCATAAGCACTACTATGCAAAAGAGCCCCTGACTTCGAGAGAATCACAATTCCCGTGCTCGTGAGACTTAAATCCAATCCAAGAAAGGCCATCCTCCCCCCTCCACATATTGGCTAAGATCAATATCTTTCGCCTTAAGTTCCATAGTAGCCGCCTTAGATTCCACACACAAACCAACCAAATTTTTCTTTCGGTAACACACGTCCTGAAAAAAACAATTTATGGCCTCATGGCAAAACTCATCCTTGCATTGCTTCTTCTTATCAGGAAATGTAACCGAACTCAAAAGCCACTCGCCAATAGAAAACAACTTGGTTTCCATCTCCCTTTTAGCTTGCTCGTACTCTTTCAGAATTTTTGGATCCTCCAAATCAATTGTAAACACCTTAAATGGAGATGATTCCTTGGGATATTGCTTCGCGATATAAAGTATTAAGAACTTCCTAATGCCAGTCATGAGCATGTAAAGATAAACCTGAAACCGGTGATCGATTTTGGCAACCCTCATTTTATTAAATTGATCTACACTGATTGTTTTCAATTCTAACCCAATCGTCTCTTCCTCTCTCACATCTCGGATCAACGCATCCATGCTTCCGGCCAAAGTGACCCCTTCCACGTCAAGCGTAACGGGAACCTCCGTATTATCAATATCAAAATAAAACCGCTCAGAATTCATATTCCGAAGATACTTACTTGTCACCCAATCATGGGCAAAATGACCAATATCAAAAGTCACCCGCAAAGCCGCCGGAGTCTGCCGCTTCCATGCCGCCCCTTGAGACGAAAACCAACGGACCCAAGCCGCCCGGCGTGGGCACATATCACGAATCTCAGTTACATGGTAATTGACCAACCGACCCAACGGTTGAGCTACTTGAATTGAATTAGTGAGATCGGAAAGAAAAATTGAACCAACATCACGAGGAGCCTCTTCCTCCTCAACATCCATCCCTGCTACCAAATCGCCTAATGCCATTACTCAGCCCTCCTCACTTCAAACACGGACAACTATTAAACCTACACATCATGGTATAACCGTAATACTCGCAACGGTACACCACTACCCCATCAAACCCCCTGCAAATACCCAAACTATCACAATCATCATCGCAATCATTAGCACATTCAAAACTAGGCCGCAAATATTTGCACATGCCTATATTACCACCTATGAACTCCTGAATCAACTCTTTTTTCATTTTCCCCATCCTGGAACCGGAGTCAGCATCCGGTAATACTCCTCATCCAATACGATGATCCGATGATTAGGATACTCATCCATGAACTGATGCACCTTCTCTTTGGCCCCCTGCATCCAAATACCCTTAACCTCAATCCATATTCCAGACGGACATGCCCGAAAATCTGGAACATAATTCATCCCATTATTGAGCCGGAATCGAAAACACTCATAGTCATAAGGTATCTGATGAAACCGCATCCAACGGGCAAAATTAGCCTCCCACATGCTTCTTACTCGATGAGAAAGATCAGACTTAAACTCCCCATCATTTGGGCACTCACTCAAAACCGATGAATAAATGCCGGAGAACCGTCTATTAACCTCGCCCTCATACGTGAGAAGCAATTTTATCAACTCAGCTTCGGATTCAACCACGATCCCGAGATGATCATAAGCCCGTCTCGAACGACCCCATGTGTCACGATAAGGCAAGCAATGCCCTCCTCAATACAATCCGCTTCACCTTGTCATAAAGAGCTTTATCTTTAATCCAATCTTCTACGGCATCACCTTGAACCCTATACTCCTTTTTAAGGCCAACAAGACCTGATGGAGTATAGACCCACTTTTTCTTATCCTGGACCAAAACTTCCGTTTCCTTAGCAAATTTCAAAACGGTATCAAAATCCAGAACATCGCCCTGAATAAATCCATCAAAACTCACTGCCGCAGTCTGATATTCTCCCTTCAATTTAGGCGGACCCACCTTACTCTTCTCGACCGTAAAAGCATTATTCCACCGCAAGGGCCTTGGTATAGTCCCTTTACTCATGTCCGGCGTTTTCGAGCGAATCCTGACAATCAAAGAAGGCGCAAAAAGTTGATGCTTCCCACCGGGCACTGTTTCAGGAGACCCCCAAAGAACTCCCGGCTTCTCTCGAACCTGATTAATGAAAATGAACATGGGCTTTCGACCGGTAACGAGCGCCGAACGATTCATTGCCGCTCCCCACTCCCGGAAAGCTCGATTCATCAACATCGCGCCCTTCCCGACAATGGTATCCTCAACTGACTTGGAAAGTTCCGCTTGATTGCTCATACTGGCCACTGAATCCAGCACCACAAGATCAACAACACCCTCAACCAAAAGCTCCTGAATGATGTCAATCGCTTGCTCTGCCATCTCAGGCTGGCTCAAATGCATGTCTCCAAGATCGACCCCCACCGTTTGAGCCCAAGAATTCAGAAATGTCCCCTCAATATCCACATAGACCACTCGCATAGTGGTACTCTCATCATCATGCTTCTCCCACTCACAATCTGATGCATGAGGAAAACTTTTTGCTTCCGGATCAAAAGTGGCGTAACAATACCGGCAAGTTTGTTGAGCCGCCGTTATGACCCGAAGGGCGATAGTCGATTTCCCCGCCCCCTCATCGCCTTTGATCATAACAAACCGGCCAATAGGGAACCCGCCCCCGGTAGCCCAATCCAGCATGAAAACGCCAGTAGACAACCGGGGAACGAGCGAAGATATTCTCGATTCTGAAGGAGTACAAACAATCCCGTCGCCATGCCGCTTCTTAAGACCCGTCAGAACCTCCGAAAGTGTCTTTGGCTTGGGATCATCAGGCATCTTTCTTTCCAGCCTTCAGAACCGAATCCCTTTCCATGATCACCCGAGCCTCAACTAGGTTATTGACTTGCTCAATAACTTCCCCTACCTCTTCCACATAGCAAGGGATAGCCACTGATACATCGATACGAGCCGAACGGTAATTCCCGAGATTCAAGGTCAACCCCTTGGATACGGCAATTTTCGCGGGCTCAGTCACAAAAGGCGTGATTTCGATCTCCTCTTCCTTATCATGCGTTTTCTCTTCTACTCCCGCCTTAAGCATGGTTCGAGTAACGGTTACTTTCCCCATCTCCTTGATCTTTTTCTTTGTTTCAGCCATCTTAGACCTCCTTATTTCATTTCATCCCAAGGCCACGATTCTCTTACCTGAGAAAAGTAGTTCTTGGATCTCGTGCCTCCCGTACTCCGGCAAGCACCCTTAGCCTTTATCATTGCATTAACCATTCGCTGAGTCCAGACCCGTCCAGTAGAAATCCAATAAGGAGTTTCAGGTATCTTCCCTTTCCGAACCCACTTCCGGAGAGTCTGCATAGTAATTCCCAACTTATCGGCCACATAGCCAGTAGAGTAGGCTTGTACCAGCTTTCCCGACTTAGCATTAACTCGAACCGGAGGAAGCGGACCCTTTTTTCTACCTCGAATCTCAGTCAAAGGACATTGCTTTTTTCGATATTTCCTAGCCCGCTCCATTACTTTCGCTCGATATTCCGCATCACCTTGGTACTTTTCCCTCCGCTTCCGCAGAATTTCCTCTTTGTTTTTCTCGTAATAGTCTCTTTGATACTTCCGTTCACTATTCAAATCAATCACCCCCTTGACAATTAAAGATAACACATATAAAAAACTTTGTCAAGTTTTCTCTACTCTCTCCACACTGGCTTTATACTTAATGTACGTTCCTCGCCGGGGACCATTAAATAACTCTATGCAATCAGAGATATTCCTATCGATCACATCCACTACCACCGGAGTTGGCTTATGCGGATGGTCCCGTAATACTCTGCCAATCGTTTGTTCCACATCAGACCTCGGCATCGCCAAGACCATAACATCCATTCTCGGAACATCGAGCCCCTCCTGTGCCATCTGGTACGTCCCGAAAATAATATCCGCGTGATCCTCGGCTTCCTCATACTCCTTTTTCTTCATCTGCCCATAATATAAATACGCCTTGGGAGACCCGCACCCCTCAGCCTTGGCCAGCGTCTCCGTAATCTTCTTAAGCGTTTCAGCATGCTCCCGCCTCGATGTCATCACCATCACTTTACGCCCAGCCTTCCAAGCCGATACCACCTGACGAGCAATTAAGGCATCTCGATCTTTCTTAGCCACAATCAGCTTCTCCAAAAACGGCCTCTTGATCCTCCCCAATTTCCCATCCCGGCCTTTCTCTCTCATCCAAGGTTGCACCTGATATGAGCCGTTATAAAGCACCCTCTTGATCTTTGGAGTCAAGAGCAAATTCTTACCCTCAACCACCACCGGGCCGATATGACACTTGAAAATTCTCGTAGTCCCGTCCTTCCTCCTTGGAGTAGCCGTAAACCCTATCCGCAGAGGAGCATCGAACATGGTAAGGCACTCACTCCAACGTCTCGCACCGTATCGATGGATTTCATCGCAAGCAACCACGCCATAATGCCTCCAAAACCAATCCGGAGCCCGTTGTTGGAACTTCTCGGAAATGAGCGTCTGAATCATGGCAATTGTGATATCGGCTTTTTTTACCTTTTTCACCCCCCGCACTACTGATACAGTCACGTCCGGGCATACCAACGCAAGAGCCTGAATCCACTGCCTAAAAAGGAACTCCTTGTGAACAAGAATAACCGTCCGCATCCCGAGTCTTGCTATGATCTCCGAACCCATAACCGTCTTACCCGATCCCGGCGGCGATTGCAGTATCCCTCCCATGCTTTGCGTGATACACGGGCTTTTCAGAAACCCCTCTATGAGCCTGACTTGCTCACCCCTTGTCCGAAAGCCTTCCAGGGCCTCAGAATTAATCTGGAGCCGTTCTGGCGGGATTTTGGGATAGGTGAACACCGTGGATGAATCAGGCATCGCCATAGGAAGATCCTTAAGAATACCCCTCAACTTCTTATCCCACATCGCCATCCGTGGAATCCAAAGCATATCCTCATCTTCCTTGAACCCCACTACAATTTCCGGATCATCACCATCCTTAGCCATGTACTGAAAGATTTTGAACGTCAAGCTATCTCGGATTTCTCGGGCCTGATCTTCCGAAATCTCCGTCCCCACCTTCAACCCAAGCCATGACCCTAGCTTCATTCCCCTACCTCTTCTTCAGGAGACCGCTTAATCTCATTCTCCAGGGCATCAAGACGGCTTAGAATCAAATCATAATAAGAACGATATTTCTCAACCCCAATACACCTTCTCCTTAAAACCTTACAAGCAAAAGGAACCGTCCCACTCCCCATGAACGGGTCCAGTATCACATCCCCTTCATTCGATGCATAAAGAAGCATCCGCTCTGCCAACGCCAGCGGCATTTGAGCAGGATGGGCTTTTCTCTTCGTTCCAGGCTCTAGGATAGCCTCTTTTGAAGCCATGCACCCTCCTGATATAAATGGAATATCATCCCAAATGTCCTTTATAGAATGAGAGTTATTTTGACGGCCCCATGGTAGCGCCGCCGTAGATACCCGTTGCTGAGCACCATAATTAAATGTGTACTCCCGAGTATTCTTTACATACCAAAGAATGGGTTGATATCCAATGCAAAACCGATTCTTTACCGGCATAGAGGAATTGAACCACACAATCATATTCTTGAAATGTAGTCCCTCCATCTCCAAAAGATGCATCATCTCCCCTACCATCGCTTGGTACGTCATTAAAAATATCGATCCACTATCAGATAGGGCATTTGCACAAGCAGATATCCACATTTTACACCACTCTAAATACTCCCCCCGATCCATCTTCTCCTCATACACCTTGCCAAGATTGAAAGGAGGATCCGCAATAACCAAATCCACATTTTCCCTCAACTGTGATACTACCTTCACACAATCTCCGCAATGTAATTCAAGCATTTTTACACCTTTGCTTGGCCCCAACAATGAGAATACGAACCCTCAGCAATCAAAGGAACACATAACTTGACTGCCTTTTCCATCTCCTCAATCACGAGCGCCAATCCCTCTTCCGCCCAATCCTCAGGGCACTCTCCAATAATTTCATCATGCACCTGAGAACACTGACGGAAAGAATACCCGTGATCCATAACCTTACGCTGAATATTACGAGCAGATATCTTAACCAAATCCGCTCCAGACCCCTGAATAACCACATTCACTGCTTGACGATGAAAGGCCATCTTTTTCTTTTTCTCATCCCAATTGGACATGGAAAGACTTGACCACTCAGGGAACCGCCTCCGGCGTTTGGTAAGAGTTTGAACATAGCCTTGGTAATCAAGAGTATTCCATATCTGAGAATGGAACTTTTTAACCCCAACATACTTACCAAAGTACCGTTCCGAATACTCTTCTGCCTCCTCTACACTGATATCCAGAGTCCGGGCCAGGAGCCAAGGGGACATCCCGTAAATTAAACCAAAGTTGATAATTTTTGCGTGTTGGCGAGTACAACCACATTCATCGGCGGTAATCTGATGAACATCAGCCCCCTTGGTATTGTAGGCTTCCAACAAGGTTGGATCTTTTGAGAAATGGGCCATCAATCGAAGCTCAAGTTGAGAGTAGTCAACACAAATAATTACATTACCTTCCGCCGCAATAAAAGCATCTCGAATTCCCTTCGCAACCCCGTAGTTTCTAGGGATATTTTGCAGATTTGGCTCCTTTGAGGATAACCTACCCGTCACCGTTCCAACCCCATTAAACGTAGACCGCACTCTACCATCAACTTCTTTTGCCCATTCTTGAAGGGGAGTCGTGAATCCCGTTTTTACCTTACTCCTCTCTCGCCAATCAGCAATTGCATCAAAAATAGGATGCTCACCTTTATAGGATTTAAGAACTTCCGCGCCAGTAGGCCAATTCCCCGTCTTATTCCGCTCCATCTCCGGCTTAGGCTTAAATCCCATAACCTCAAAAAGAATCCGGCTTAATTGCGCCGGAGAGGATATCAAAAACTTCTGACCGGCCTCATGGTGTATCTGACTGACAAGCCCCTCAAGATCGGCCTCAAGAGCCGCCTCCATTGTTTGCAGGATATCCGTATCAATCGTCATCCCCTGCAATTCCATTTCCACAAGCACCTTCAAAAACGGCATTTCAAGCTCATGGAAAACCTTATTCAACCCCTCTTCTTTAATCTGAGAATCGAACTTTCCAAACCACAATCGCCAAGGGGCCTCCACATCATCGCAAGCATATCGAACCTTGATATCACCTAAATGCTCATCGTTTACAGCATCATCAAATTTGAGCATCTCGATCCCAAGATGCTTTTGCACTACATGCTCCAGTCCATGGCGACGATCATTCTCATCAAGAATCCAATCAGCCACCATGGTATCAATCAACTGACACTTGAACACTGAATCTTTATACCCGGCTTTTCCCAAGTTAACTAGCAGATGTTTGAGATCGAATTTGATATTGTGGCCTAAAATGATTTTCTTCGGATTATTCCACACGAAAAACAATCTTCGACACACATACTCTAGATCCCATCCCAAGGTAGACCCCCCATCTCCCTTATAAACGAATGGAACATAGTAGACGTGATTTTCCGTCTTGAACTGGAAACTCTCCAGGGTAGCTCGAAAAGGATCAAGCGCAATACGCTTTGCCGCCTTGGATTTTTTCCCCGGAGGAACTTTATTCTCCAAATCAAAAGCAATGACCGGGCTTTCAAGAAGCTCTTTGATCATTGAATCCAAGTCCTCATTCGTGAGGACAATGGTTATATCCTCCTTATTTAGTAGCCCCGCCACTACCGACCGCCTCCATCCCGAAATTACCTGCCGGAACTTTCCGTATCTCTGGCTCCGACCCCACTTCCACGGAATCAGCCCGAACCATCAAGCCGATATCCACCGGAGGATCATTATCAGGGAAATCAAAAACGATCTTTCCCCCACCATCCCGAGCCAGCTTCACGGCCTTCTCCAGGTCCGGATAGCGTACCGAAAGATTTCCCTTTCCCCGCCTTACCGGAACCACGACCAAAGGCATCTTGGTTTCCCTCACTTCCCTTGTATCCTTCACGCCCATTTTCTCTCTCCTTTATTTTTGCGGGAAAATATCCGCACATAATGCGGTATCTTTCCCATGTTCCACGTGACACATGATAGAAAGTATAAAATTAATTATACTTAAAACGGCACGTCATCTTCCTCCGGGGGAGCAAAAGCCATCGGCCCACCGCCAATCCTCTTGATGATCTCTTCCCTGGAAAGAGGCTTGAACACTTCCATCAAATCGGGCTTCTCCCCAACATCGGGCAAACCGGCCAAATCTTCCTTGCCAACGGAATCGAAAAGATCCCCGCAACTGGCCGAATTCTCATCCGAACGAGTTACCGCAAAGCGAAGCCCGACAAGGCCACCTTCCCGACGCTCCTTCAGAGTCTTGATCTGAGTCAGAGTTTTCTTCTTTGCCACGAAAAAAATCCGACGGCCAATCCCTACTTGCTTTCCGGATTTCTTGCTTGTGTACCCGGTCATGTCCCGAGCAAGGAAAATCCCCACATAAGAAGCATTATCCCCACTCTCGCAGATCGGGCATCCACCTTCCAGCTTGGATCGGCATGTGAACCAATTCAACCAACTTCCATTGAGATTCAGTTGATGCTCCCAAAAGCAAATTGGCTGATCCGTCTCGAAAACAATCTCCTTGGTTGTTCCCGGCTTAAGCCAGAATCTTTGGATATCATTCGACATCCGCTTTTCGTACTCTTTTTCGGCCTCCGGCAGACCCTCAAATCCGTCATCAGCCCAACTTCCATCACTCATGATACATACCTCCTCGGTTTTTCTAGGCTATTTAGCCCGTTAATTTAGGGCACTGAGTCCCTTTATGTAGTGCTCTATTATAGAGCATATAAACCTATTTGTCAACCATCTTATCAGCCATAAAATGATCGGAAGATTCTTTAGCTTTCGCTTTACGCTCTTTCCGAGCCTGATCCATCTCCCGCTTGGTACGAGCAACCCACACATCCATAATTTCAGCCGTTGATAAAGCCTCCTCTAAATCGACACCCGTAAAATCAGTAGGCTCTTTATAACCCTCAAAATATTTAACGGCGTACATAGGAACTCTATCCTTGAGTTTGAGATAGGCTTCGATCATACCCCGCTTTCCGGCATTATCGTTATCCAAGAACCAATACACCGGCAAATCCCACTGGACCAACGTTCGAGCCTGATCTTTAGTCAATGCACTCCCAAGAATGGCCACTACATCCCGAATACCTGATTGCCAAACATGCAACGCATCCATCGTCCCTTCTACCGCCACAACCACTTTACCCGAAACATGCATATTCTCCCCGTACAAGTACCTCCCCTTCTTAATTCCACTTACCGTCCAATATTTAGGGCCTGGATCACGCTCCCGAATCTTGCGTCCAATAAAACCGGCCAACTCCCCTTGAGCCGTCCTTATTGAAAACATGAGTCGCCTATTACGTTTGTCATGCCCAAGACCCCAAGCCCGAGCCGTATCCAAAGTGATCCCTCGATCCAACAAGTAACGCGGAACACTTCCAGCATAGGGAGACCACCACTCCTCCGGCAAAACATCCTCCCGTCTCCGGTCAGGCTCATAATCATAAATATTATTCACCTTAGCTATTACGTCTAAATAATCCTCATGCAACCACTCCTGCATCTCAGCCGGAAGGGATTTACCTGTCATTTCCATCCACTCCCAAACCAAAATCTTCAGATCCGTCCCCTTAGTTTTGCATGAATAGCAGTTATAGCTCGAAGGTCCAGAAGGATTGATCTTCACTCCGAATGAAGGGCTCCGGTCAGTTCCCCCATCATGCCGCCAATGCCTCATTGGACAAGAAGCATGCACATTATTCTCATCGGATCGAATCTTATCACACCCAATGAACTCAAGAATCTTCTCGATTTTCTCCGCTTGCATCCTCTTTACTCCCGGATCCACTTTTGGAAAGAGCCTCTATTAACTCATCCATCCTGAGTTTCATCTCCATACCCAAAGCATAGTAACCAAAAGTTTTCCAATTCCTGCGGCACTCCATGGTCAAAGTATTCCCTAAAACTACTTCCGCACTGATCCCCAAAAGGAAAAGCTGAATATAAGCCATGTAAAAACATCTGACATCGACATCCTGAAGGACAAAATGAACCCACTCTTTATCTTCATCCTCAAGTTGATTGAATGCCGCGATAACCATCCCCCCGGACCCGCAAGCCGGTTCACTGATCCTCAGCACCCTTCCAGGCTTACGATCCACATCCAAAAGAGTCAAAGCAGATATTATCTGACTTAATGACGATGGAGTAAAAAACTGCCCTCCCCATTTACTGCTTACCTCTGATTCTTGAAAGACACTCCCGAGAAAATCCGTAGGCTCATGCTCCAGGGCCTCAACGGTAAGGCTTAAAAGCTCAACCATTCGACCCATACTCGGTTTATCATACCGTTTGAAAATATCAAGGTATGACTTCTCAACCTCAGAATCCTTGTGAATCGAGTTATAAAGCGAACTCCCGGCCAACACGAGCCAATCAGAAAATACCTCATGCCTCCCGTAACCGGAAGCTACTCGATCCATCTTTTTTATGAACTCGGTTTCATATCGCATAATGTTATTATGCCCTTTATAAAACGTTTTGTCAAGTTTTTAAGCAAAAATTAATAATCCGGCTCAGGTTCATCTACGATTCCTGCTTTCTTAGCCTTAGTTGGATCGTGCTTCGCCTTTGTAGACTTAGTTGGATCCTCATATCGACCCTTCTCCGAGAAATCGCACTTATCGAAATCCCAATTCAAAAGAACCGACACCATCTCATCCTCTCGAACTTTTAGGAGTCTCAATACCAGTTCTTTTTCCGCTACTAATTTATCATTCCGGAAAAGTCCTACCACTATATCAGCATTCTGGACCAACCTATCAGCCCCTCCTACACTCTCCAGACCGGCTTTCAACTTCTTGATATTCACATTACGGTTAAACTGGACTGTCCCCACCACCGGAATATCAACTCTCATCGCCATTTGCTTTATCTGATCAGCCACATTTTGAACCCTCTGCCACGGCTCCCGAGTTTTAAGCCCGTCCTGCATCAAATAAAGCCCGTCAATGAATACAATATCAGGATTCAACTTCTTTATCACGATCTCCAATTGGGCCGGAGTAGCCGCCCAGCCACCTGAGAGAATCGTAAATCCTTCCTTTGGGGCCTCCTCCAACTTTTTCTTATACATGGCCTCTACGAATACCCCAAGCTCACCCGCCCTCAACTGATGATATGGAACCTTCGCCACAAGAGAATCAAGCCTCCGGCCAATCGTGTTCTCTGCCATCTCGAACGTCACAAATAACACCTTTTTCTTGGCTTCCCAAGCCGCCTTGGCCATGTGTAAAATCGCCCATGTCTTTCCAACACCGGATCTCGCCACCACAAGCACGAAATCCTTCTCATGCCATCCGAACGTAGCCCCGTCCAACGTCGGCCATGGGGAAGGAATCCCATCGATCCCAACAACGGACTTCACCCTATCGTACTGCTCAACCCTCTCCTTCACCGCATCGGCATTGTACGCCTCTCTCCAGGTGACAGACCCTATTTCCGGACCTATCTTCGAGACAATATCCACCGTCTCCTGCATCAACTCAGCCGCTTTAGCTGGATTCCGCTTTCTCAACGCTTCCACAATATCAACCTGAGCACTCGCAATCTTGTTATACCGTTCCCGGTTATAGAGTTCTTTGATCCAAAATTCCACCGGCTCTAAGGGAGTTGCCGGATCCGGCTCAAATCCCCACTTGAGCTTTAAGGTCTCCAAATCAGGAACCTTTCCAAAATCCCGATGATGAATCAATACTTGCTCGTAAACCTCTTTCTCCCTCTCCGAATGGAACATATCCGTTGAGATTTTCTCCTCAGCCGTCCCGAGAGTCCCTTCCTTAGCTATCGCCTGAATCAATGAATTTTCAATCCCCATTCAATCCCCCTACTCAAACATCTCCGCTATCTTATCCGCCCGAGCTACACGCAAACTTTTTCCATTTAACATAATGGGATACGCCAAACTCTTGACCAACTCCAGGTATGATTCCTCTATCTTCTTCAAATTCACACTATCCTGGAAGGTCAAAAATGTGATGTTCTTCTCTGCCGCCCGGTCATCCAATAACTCCCAAAGCACCTGAGTCTTATCCGTCGGAGGAGTAATCCGATCCAACGCCAGCACTGGAACCTCAATCAACCGTTCGCGCCAAGTGGTATCCTCATCGTAATTTTCCCGCCATTTCACAAGATCCAAAAGCCTGACCTGTGACATCCACTCTCCAGCCCCGCACTGATCGATCACCCGAGAAAACACCCATCCCATCAACCCCGTCTTGCCGGTTCCGGGTTTCCCCATGAAGGCCAACCCAATTCCATCACGTCGCATCGTATCAAGGTTATCAAGGTAAGTCTTAAGGTTGTGCTTGACTTCCTCGGAATGGGAACTCAAAAACGTCTTTGACCGGAATATGCGGAACACCCATTTGGGAGCCCCTGAGTCCATCAGCTTCGCCTCAGACGGATCCATCAATGCAACCCCCGGCTCCCCTCGTGAAAGCCCTTTTCCATTCCCCTGAGTAGGGCCTCAGCTTGCTCCTCAGTCAAACCCGAATCCTTTACGGCTTCCTTCGCCGCATCCCTGGATGCACTCACCATCTTTCGCTCCCCGAGATACGTGACAATCGCTACAATCAGCACTTCCAAAGGCCAGATTACCGTAGACATCGCCAAAACAATCCACGCTAAAATCGGTATCTCAGGTTTACTAGGATCCCCCATTATCTCTCGTGCTACAAATCCGAATAGCACCCCCCCAATCCAAGCGTAAGCAGTGATTCCCCCGATCAACAATTCCTGAGTCATAACAATCCCTCCCAAGTAAGTCCAGGTTTCTTGTTTTTCTTAGCTTCTTCCCACTCCCTATCAGCTTTCTCATCCCAATTATCCCTATCCATTTTCCACTTCAACATCCGAGCATACATACCGTAAAATATCCCAGCATGAATATTGTTTATCCCTAAATCTTCCACGAGTTTATCCACATTAGCAAAAAAATATGTAATTATGTTCTTTGTAATTGTTCCTCCGTACTCGTTTACGGCCATTTTCAATCTACTGGCCTCACTGGCCGAAATCCCTACTGGCATTCCAAGCAATCGCTGATACTCCGAGCGGTAGTGCTCCCTTATCTCCGGATAGGTAGGCTCATCGAAGTCTTTTCCGATGGAACCTTGGAATGGTTGTTTGGCCATCTTCCGTTCTCTGGCCGTTTTGTTTTTCTCCTTGGCAATTGCCTCAGCCTTTGCTACATCCTCTTTCCATCCCATTTCTTGATCCTCCTGGCTTTCTATACCGGTTGGGATATCTATTATTATTTCTTCTTCTCTTTTAACTTCTTTCTTTTCTTTTAAATGACCTGAAGTTTTTTGCGGATCTAAAGCCTTTTGACCCGCAGTTTTTTGCAGGTCTAGGGATTCTTGATCCGCAATATATTGCGGGTCTTGAGGAGGGGGTTTATGGTGGGTTGAGGACACTTTATACCGTTCGGCATTGACGTAAGTATGAGCAACTTTCCCTTTCGATCTCCGCTGACGAAAAATCAATCCGGCTTTCTTCAGATTCCGGATAGAGTTCTCGATAGTCCTTGTTGATTTTTTCAACTTCTTGGCTAGGGATTCGACTGACATAAACGCATACCCCGTTTGCCGAGAAGCATTCACGAAAAACCCGAATACAATTCCATCCAAAACGGATAGCTCATCGGGTAAATCAGTATAAAATGGTACGTATTCAGGCATTTTCGACCTCCAATCTAGGGTTTACATTACTTTTAAGGGAAATTTTTTGTATCCGCTACTCTCAAAAACCACGTTTTTCTCTCTACATTTCTCGATAAACCATCCGAGTTGATTATGAAAAAGACCTTCCGGGTCAACCCAATCCCTACCCATGTCCCCATCAGCATGTAAACGGGGTTCATGCAAGCACTCGATATCATAGTCATAACATTGATGATTAAATGTTATGGTAAGCCTAGCTCGTGATTTACATTGAGGGCAAGCAACATACGTGCGGAATAACTCCACACAAACGGTATTCTGAAAAGGAATTACTTTTCCCATGGTTAGACCATAATCATCGGGGAGGCCCCTCCCCACCGCCAAGTTAAAAGGGGCCTCCCCTTCAGGAAGGAAAACGCAAAAAGACCCTCACCGGAATGAGGGCCTAATTGGTATTGTCCACGGGTATGGGGTCCAGGGAACTCCATAACGGAGTAAATTGGATCCGTGGACATATTTGATCTTAAAGGTAACACACTTTTCAGGTGTTGGCAATAGCATTTTGAAGATTTTTTCCTAAACCCCATATTTTTACTCTACCTTAATAATCGTAGTGTGTCAAGCTATACCGTACTAAAATATTGAAAGCCAAGCAATTACAAGTAACTGTACTTTAATTAATTTCCCGCTCAACAATAGAAATCCATGTACGAGTAGTCTTTATCCTCTTCCTCAGACCAAATCGCGGCCATCAAATCCCCCCAAGCACGGTAGGAGAATACCCCTACCGTCCCATCAGAGAACTTGGGAATTCCGATTGCTTGATGCTCAGCGCCAGTCCATCTCAGCTTATGCTTGAGAACTTCCTTCCGAATGACCTCAATGTAATCGACCAAAGGATATTTAGGTTCTATATAAAGATCATCTTTAGGATTTATCGTCTCCAGGTATTCGAGATAATCCTTCCAGCGATGAGATCCATCAAATAACGATCTAGGAAACTCCGATTCATCCTCCGGATCAGGTCTGGTCCCGACCCATCCCCCCATCCATCCGACGGAAATAGGGAACTCATCAATTTCATCAGAATCTTCCAACCATTCTACTATTTTCAGGTCACTCATTGTTTTCTCCTGCTAATATCCGTAGAAATTCCGTTTCCTTGGCATCCTCAGGGATAGCCATTTTGAATAGTTCCTTCATGGCTTTCTCCTCGATTTCATTTATCTCAAATCCGGTTTTCCCCTGAATATCAGGGGCATCCATCTCGCAAATATATTCCATCACACCATGAGGATCTTTATCATCCCCAACTATGAGAGTCTCTGCCCCACGGCAAATATTCACCGGACAAGTGCTTTCATTGACATGAAACTCATGATTTCCAGCCGATTTATAACCTCTATAAACGAGGAAAATAGGCTCATCTTTCGGCGGAACAAATCGGCAGAGTACCCAACTTCGAGGAGAATAGGTAAAGCCACTAAACCATTTATCCTTGAACTTTTGAAGTTTGACGCTGGCCATATCTATGGAATCAAAATCCCGCTCCCCTGATAGGGCTTTCAGCACATCATTCAAAAGTTTTTCAGCCTCTTCCCGAGTTATACGTTCTTTATCGTGCTCACTCATTTTTTTCTCCTTCAGGAGGGAAAATTTCTACCCAATACTCCGGATCAAGGTAAGTTCCGCCGGAGTTATCTATCCATGCTTGTTCCCAATACCCATCCTGACCGTAGCCTATTGCTTCAACCCATCTGACTTGATAGATATCTCCCGTAAAACATCCGAGTATATGCCTTCCGTCTTTAGGGGGCGGTATTTCAGACGATTTATGCCACTTGCCTATCGCAAATTCACTCGTTGTCTCTGCCTCCATCAAGTAATCGAGGAGAACCTCATCCCGTTTAGCCTTACTCACCGCCAAGCTCTTCTTGAGATCCCACACTTGACGTTGAAGTTGATCGAGCCGATATTGTTGATCGTTAATTTTCAGATCCCATTCCTTAACTCTTTTTTGAGCCGTACTCCTTTGCATCTTAGTGCTCCTTCTTGCACTCTTCGCAAATCAAACTTCCCTCATTCATCACAAGCCGGGAGTTACAGTCGGTGCAGGTCAACATCTCCTTTTCCAAGAATGGTTTCTCATCCAGATCGATCAACCCATCTTGTACCAGCATAGAAACGAGGATCAGGGTATAATTGACCACATCCGCGCACATCTCCGCAAGGGATTCGGCCATGGTACGCTTTACAATCCATCCTTTGATCCGCCAGATTTGCTTGACGGCATATATCCACCATACATGGTATCGGTCGATCCACACTTCCGGCATAGCCGCCGCGTCAAAACCTTGATTGGGGTCATTGGACGATCCTCCGCTAGATTTACCTTTCTGGTACATGATCGGGAAACACCGGTTTTCCAGGAACGTCTTGATGATCTCCATTCTTTTTTCATCCGTCATTTCAAATTTACGCTCAGTCATTTTCATCCCCTTTCGGGAAATCTTCCGCATAATATGCGGCTTTTTTCCCATCTTTGAAGTTTTGAAGAGCCTGAATAAGATCATTTATTTCTGATTCTCTCCGGGCTTTCTTCTTGATTAAATCCAAAGCTGATTCCGCAAGAGCTTGAAATCTATGCTCATATCTTGCCCATCGATGTTCCCGAAACTTTTCTTTTACCACATTACTTTGTTGTACCATGTTTCTTCTCCCAATAATCCAAACGCTCAGTCGCAATTTTCCAGTATTCCAGGTCCAGTTCGATACCTATGAAGTCCCTGCCTTCTTGGATACAAGCTATGCCGGTAGTCCCTGATCCGGCGAACGGGTCAAGCACGAGTTGTCCATCTCGTGTTACGAGCTTGATCAACCATCTCATCAGTTCAACGGGCTTGACGGTGGGATGAATGTTCTTGACGTAAGCACTTTTTTCCTCCGGATTGTGTTCCCGTTGTCCTATCCCATCCCCCATCGTAGCTGAGAATTTTGACTCCAAGTGATCCAATCCCTCATTCCGCTCCCGCTTGGAGGCTTTCGCTTGATACATGAAAGGACATACCTCGATCACTGGAAAGAACCTCGATTCATCTCCTAGATGTTCTCCATCCAAGAGTAGGTTAGCCGGGTAGCGTCCTTCAGGTTTCAATTCAAGAGTAGCCCCATGCCTTCCACCTTGACCGTAAAACTTTCCGTAATTAGGTTGATCTTTCATTTCCCGACACTCTTCATTATGGGCGATACGGCAAGCATCAATATTGAATGCTCCCACCTCATGCTTACGGATCGAATCAACGGGTTTCCCCTCAAAAGGTTTCTGAGCGAGTAGGATGGGCTCCAGGGCGGGTTTGAGGGCTTGCAGTCCATACTTCCATCCTTCCCATTTCTGCCCCTCTTCCGAGCCGGACATAGTGACGTTAAACTCACCGGGCCACTGATAGTTATCATCACTATGGAGACTGCCACCGTGGGGTTGGGCGGCATCGCCTGTCCTCCCTTTCCCTACTCCAACTATCTTGCGAGTTACCCCGAGCTTTTTATCAATCGCCTTGCTTAGATCAGCCCCTTTTGGGAACCCGGAATTTCCAGTGATGAATATTTTACCCTTACGCCGGGCAACAAAAGCCCCTGACGAAACTTGCACACACCATACTTTCCCTTTGTATTCAACTTTAGTTACTTTTGCTCTCGTGCTTCGTACAACTTGTGTTCTTGGTTGTTTGGAAAAAGCATCAGATTTTCCAAAGAATTGTTGCGAGGATTGTGATCTTTGTGATGCACTACTTCCGTTTTTTTCAGGGGGCGTTTCAAATATTGCGCCATCACTAATCGGTGTTGCATAACATAACCGTCTTTCCTCGCCATAGTTAAAAATTCGGCAGGGCATCTCACATAAATAACGGAACCATAATTTCCCCTTGATCGTCTTCTGGTAACCCCTCCTTTCCATGCTGGGTTGTTCGGGCCTGACATTTTCTTGGAAAAGGATTTTTTGGCGGATTCTGGCCAGTTTTTCCTTCCCTTGTGTGAATGCTTCACTAATTCTTTGGATCGAAGTTGGCCATTGCATTTTTTGGAGCATGTCGGGATTTTTACTCGTTTGATCCACGCTCGGTTTTTCCATACTTTTTTCCCGCAAACCGGACATGTTATTTGAATCTTTCCGGGACATTGTTCCGGATTTATGGTTTTCCCCTTCTTTTTTATCCCTATCATTTTGTTTCCACATTTTCGAGAACACGTCTTTTTTCCGTGAAACTCCTTCACATTCTTCACTGAAAAGGGATTCTGGCAAATCGGACAAACTTTCCAAAAAGGGTACAGTCTCTTCTGATTCCAATGCTTCGGCTCGGATGAATACCTCTCTTCCATCTCGTTCAACAAGACAACGGTGGTTTCGGGACACGAGTTGACTTGTAAAATCTGATTCAATTCGATAAGCGGGATGTTCGTTCTCATAGCAAAAACTCCTAGTAGGTTTTTCAAAGTGAAAACTTTGCTTACCTGGAGTATAACATAATACATCCTCATCTTCAATGGATTTATGGTAGTGTTTCCACCCATTTTTCGTAAGTATTTCAGTATCCTCACTAAGGCACCCATAGATCCATCCGAACATGGGATGGATGATGAATCCTGCATCCTCTACGGCCACCGCTAATCGGTGATAGGTCCGGGTTCCGGAGAAAGCGAACATGAATCCACCGGGCTTGAGTACCCGAAGACACTCTTTCCATATCTCCGGGTCCGGTAGTCCGGCATCCCACTTTTTCCCCATGAATTTCAATCCGTAAGGTGGATCACATACGATAGAATGAGTAAAGTTATCACCCATTTCCCTTAAAACATTCAAGGCATCTCCTTGTTTAAGCATCCAAGTCATCTTATTATCTCCGCTTTTAATCTTTCAGTTCCCTCGAAACTACCACCACGGGCCTTCCACTCTTGCCGATTTTCGGAGAAACTACTACTTTAATAATTTTTGCTCTTACATCAAAAAATTCTCCAACAAAATTGAGGCGTTCTTCTAGTTCTTTACGAGAAGATGCAATATCTCGAATTTCCCATACCCCTTTCCGATTTGCCTCTATTCGAGCCCATAGTTCGACATTTTTAATCTTCATCGTTCCCCCTTAAAATGGTGGACCGGGAAGGAGTTGAACCTCCAACTGATGAGTCAAAGTCATCTGTGTTCCCGCTACACTACCAGCCCACATGGTCGGGGCGGGGAGAATCGAACTCCCCATCCTAAGATACGCCAGTCCCCGATAACATTTTTCTCACCTGTTTTTGATACTTACGGAACACTGAGCGTTAGTCACCGCACGGTGTGCGGAACTTGCCAAGTCTCGTTTTGCTATTTCGGCCAATCGGGCCGGGGAAAGCTGGAAATAATTGTCGCACCATTCCAGATTTTCCTTACTACACGCTTGTGGAGTCATCTGATACCCGCCACGGCCATCCTCAAACTGGACAAAAACGTACTTATCAGAGAAGGAATAGATCCTGCCGTACTCAGAAGACAATTCCAGTCTACCGTCCCCGCCGGTAGTATATTTGACTAGCCTTCCCTCATCGTTATCGGTTGGATTAATCACTTTGATACCACCATTTACATTCCGAACATCGATCAACGGGAGTAGCAACTTGCTCACACCACGGATCATTCCCATCGCGCTTGACTGGGATTCTAGGTTTCCAACAATATCCAGGATCAGGCTCCGAATCCATAGGCTTAAAATGTGAGCTTTGATCACACATCGCAGGGCACCGCCTTCCCGGTCGCATATAGTAGCAAGGTTCAAAGCATTTGACGCTCATATTTACCCCTCCAGCATTGCTTCCTGATACTCGATTTCATCTTCATTCAAGGGGATTTTAATATCCCTAATGTCGCGGTGTAGATCTGCCCGCTCCCTAAAAAGCCTATTCATTTGACAAGTCTTTCTATCCCACTCTTTGGTAAGAACTTTCAAAATAATCGTAGGGTCAAATACCCTTTCGATGATGTAACCACGGTAGTATTCGGACCATCCATATCGATCATCAAGATACTCTCCCCACTCTTCAAGGAAATGCTCATCCTGATTGATATCAGTAACCGTGTATTCCCATGTTCCATAGATGGAAGACCGTTTTACCTTATACCGAAAAACCTTGAGTGTCATGGTAACACCTCCACGGTATCCAGGAGATTTTTCCACTCTGGCCGGACCTGAGACGGCTCCAGAACGATGATTCGCTTCGGATCGATAAGTTGGGCATCCTTGCTCATTAACTCCAGGGAGTAAGGATACCAATCCGTAATTGACCGGATTATGATAGTAGTAACCCTATTAGGATACCCCCGCCTCTCTCTCCTTTCGATCCTCCGAACTTTTCCGATTCGGAGATGAGATGTCTTTCCGATGGGACTGGCGAAGGTGATGATATCACCGGGCCTGATGGGACGGCCTACTTTATCCAAGATTTCCATTCTACCCCCCGCAAGGTATATCCTCACCCCGGTCTTTTAATTCCTCTTCTACTTCGAGGATGAGATTCTCATCAAAGTCGCCCTCATCCGCATGCTGATTACACATCCAGGTCAGGTAACTTGTCGGAACATCCCAAAGGGGCTTTCCTGCATGCTTTCCAAAACCCAGGACGGCATAGCCGTTTTTATCCACTGACCATTTCATTCTCATGCCAACCCGTGATCGATTTGCTCCTGGCATTCCTTCTTGGTTGCGAACACTCGGGATTCGCTGAAAAAGGGAGGGCCGCTTCTCCGATACCCAGTACACCCAAACACTTTGGGATTGCTTATCCGGTAGCTGATTTCCGCTTTCATTACTTCATCCCCATCCATGGAACACGTCTTGGTTACCTGGATAACTTCTATGGTTCCACTGACGGGCTTGTGATGGTAGGAATGATTGGATATTTTACCTGATCCACGGCATTCCGGGCAGAGCATTTTCCGCTTGTCTTTCCCTTGGATCTTGCCTGATCCTCCGCAAAATCCGCACTTCTTAGTCTCGGTTTTTTTGACACTTTGCGGGCTCATCACCCATACCCTTTGGCCAAGGGCAAACTCGCAAACTACGTCCATCTTAGGCATTTTCTTTCCTCCCTTTTTTCTTAGCTTTTCAGCCATGCCGGAACGGGTTTGAGGAGCTTTTCCGAGACGGTAGCCAGTCCTTCAAAGTCTCCTATCTCTCCCCGTTCGATCACCACGCAATCCCACACAAAGAACTCAGGATTGCCCTTTACCCCTTTTCCGGCCTTCCTATCGAGTAGCTTGAGAATTGTACCCTGGAATCCCTTGTGCGCCGCCACATCGCCCTTTTCCCACATTTTACTTACTCCTCCTCATCAGTCGGTTTATCTCCCCCGCAGGAACCCGCAAGGCCGCAAGTTGGGGAGTCACAATACTTACAATCAGACGATCCTTTTGGTTTCTCATCCACACCTTCAGCCTCAATTTCCGCGTCAATCGCATCAAGAACCTCCTTTGGAATATTGGCATAGAGAACATTGCCTTTTTGCGTAACGGTACTTGCCAACATAGAAAACACGACCATTCTATGTACTTCTACCGGAGCATGAGGAAAGGTATGTGATTCGGCATATTTCATGAAATTCAACCCGAGCATACAAAACCTCTCACCCTGCCGAGCGTTCTTCTCTCTCCTAATTTTGACCCCAACTTCCTCTAAGATTTTGGGGATGCTTATTTCGGATTTTGGTTTGGTCATAATCATTCGTCTCCTCCAGGTAATACCGGAATTTCCGTAGATCCCGAGAAAGAAATTTTACTCATGTAAGATTCGATTTCCGCCCGAGCCTGAGCTACCACGCCATCCATTGTTTCCGTCAATATATTACTCCCCCCTGGAAGCCCGAAGGCAATGAACCAAGGCCACCATCACATGGGACGGGACTTTGTTTCTGATCTTGATGTTTCGCGAAAGCCAGAGAAGATTCTCTACCTTGGAAATATCCTTCCTCATGGTCGGGATATCCGCAGTCTCCAGGAACTCGGCCAGTATGTGTTCATCGGTCTTTCCGACCGTACCCGGATCATTACTAGCCACAAAGTCCCCTACACACCCGCTGATTTTCACATCCTGCATTGCCTTACCCTCCGAAGTTGGCCACGAGTCCTTTGGCAAGGTGGCCGAAAAAGTGGTTTACGTCACCATTGGCGAAATCGATTTTCACGATCACGTCTTTGATCTGAGCTTGCTCGGAAGCCGGAGCCGCCTTGATGGCCTCGATCACCACTTCCGAGTCGATGAAGTGAACCATCCCCGATTCATCCTCAATCTCCCAGGACGCGAGGGGGAGATTCTTTTCCTCTAAGAAAGTCTCGAACCATTTGGTAAATGCGTTTTTCATTTTGTTTCCCTCCATTTTGTTTTTGCCTTGCTCCATCTTAAAAACTAGTATAACACCTATAAAAACGTTTGTCAAGAAAAAAATGAAAAATCTTTCCTTTTATTTATCAACGGGTTCGATGATAACTAACATCTTCATAGCCCGTGTTGTACTCACTCCGCTCCTTGCACTTGCGACATACCCGGTTACCTATTCCAGTAGACATGAAAGAACGCTCACAAGAGAGGCATATCCTCTTAGTTTTCTTTACTTTCCGAGTTCCGTGAAATGGTTTTCCCATAGATCAGTACCTTCTCCGCTTTCAGATAGCGTTTTTTAAGGGAGGGTTTCGGGGCTTCTAATCTACCCCAAAGATTGTCATTGATATCCGCCAGCTTAACCGTTCGAGCGATATCATTTGTCAATACCCCTCCGATGTAAGATTCATACTCCTCTCCCTTAGCCCGAGTCAGGAGAACTACCGCATCGATCACGGTATCATCGAATCCCACCTTCTCCAAACGAGAGGGAGTCCAGTCAGGATCATCCTCGATCACGTCATGCAGGATTGCTACCGTAGTGTAAACCAATGACGGTATAATCTGCAAAATCTTTCCTGGAACGGACCCGCTCTGAAGATTCCTGACCTGTCCCCACTGCCAAAACGGGAGGGCTACTCGATGAGCATGAATCAAGGTCGATTCATCGTAAACCTCATGAGCTATTTCAACCGCTTTTAACACAAAATTCATGTTACCTCCTCATTATTATCATCAGATTTCATTTTTTCACTCCGGGGTATCGACCCTGATCAGCATTGAATCCTCATCCATCAGGACTTTGGTTAGGGCTTCTGGCCCCTTTTCCAGAATCTCCAAAGCCTTAGTCGGCGTTTCAGATTCCACGATTGCTATCTTATCGATACCACTTACGCGAAGGGCAGTCTTTCCCGTTACACCATCCATCACTAAATATTTCGGCATCTCACTCCTCCATCTCCAGAATCGCAATATCATCATCTTGCATATTCCGGAATTTGTTGATTATTCTTTTGGCTTCCTTTACCGCATCCGTCCTTCGAGCATACCCGGAGGATCCTTTGCAAAGAGTAATCGCATTCCCCACCTTGATCATGTAAGTAAACTTTCCCCCCTTATTTACTATGAACACAATCATCTTAGGGTCACTCTTCGCGGCTTTGAGGAGTTTACTCATCACACCCCCTCATTCGCGATTTCCGTTAACTGGCGACGGTACTTCTTGAGCATGGTCCGAATGGCCTTCTCTTGTTTCGGGGAGAAAAAGCCCTTATGCCCCCACCACGTAACCATGGCCCCGGCGAATTTTGCATCATGCTTGTTGAAACCGATACCGTTTTGATGATGGGCTCCCCAGCAATCTTGCTCATCCGCCGTCTGACGATCCCAAAGGCGTTTTAAGGGCCGGTGAAGCTGATTCTTGGGCATGGTATCCAAGAGTTTCACTATCTTCGCCTCAGTCCACTCCTGAACGGCCTGAGAAGGCTTCTCATCCATGCCCTTCAGAGCCTCCACAAGTTCCGCTTTCTGCTTGAGCATGGCGTTCATCATCTCGATCATAGGGAGATGTGATCCATCCTCAAAATCGATGGCATGCTGAATGTCCCCATCCAGTTCATCGATAGATTCATCCAGAGTTTGGAGCTTAAACATGATTTCGTTGAATTCCATGGTCATCCCTCCTTAGAGCCCCTTGGCGTTTATCAGCCACTCAGGAAGTTCAATTATGGTTTTCTTGCCTTTCTCCCAGCCGGGCTCCAACTTGATCTGGCTTTTCGGGAGCCAAACCTTGTTTTCCAGACACTCAAAAGTCCCGTCGTTCTTGGCTTCCACGTTGGTTACCGCGAGGACCGCTTTCGGGGTTTCGTGAACTATCTTGGCGGTGATCATGAATTCCATTTTGTTTCCCTCCTTGTCTTTCTTAACGCTTGCCTTGTTTCCATTTCCCATCTTGAAAACTAGTATAGCACCTATAAAATCGTTTGTCAAGAAAAAAATGAGAAAAATTTAGGGAGCCCGATGCTCCCTAAATCAACCCTACACTAATAGGCATCGAAGAATGCAGGGTTTACTACTTCTCATACTCCCATCCCCGTTGAATGAGAGAATCATTCAGGTTTACCCCTACACAGGTCATTTCCACAACCCACCTTCCGTACTTGTCTTTCCCGAGCACCTGGATTGGGTACGCTCTTCCGGGACTGCAAACCCTCATGGATACCTTAGTGGCCTCCTGATAGTCCTCTTCCCCCCGTTCCGGCGTATCAACTCGATTCAGCCTTAAATGTTGATCGTGAAGCCATATCCCAAGCCCCACTTTGATATCTACAATAGCTGAATCCCCATCGATCCACCGGGTAATGGTGGCATCATACTCCCGGTCGGGGTAATCCCGATTTCGGCTTGAAGCCTCAGCATTAGGAATGTGAATAAAGAGAGGGATGAGTAAAAATGTAAATATCCCCCCTACCACAATGAAAAGCACCGTCCCTACTAAAACCCTAATCGCAAAATCCTTCATTTTCTCCTCCTTATGGGCCGGGAATAGCGTAAGGGCTAAACCTACTCCATATTGAATAATCAGTATCGTACCCCAATTCCAGGGTAAATTCATCGTAATCACCGGGGATGAATCCTTGCTTCAGGAGATCACGATACACCCGATCAACCATATTCGGATACCAAGACCAACCCAAACTCCCGTTATAAGAAGCCATAGCCCTCCGGAAATTCCCTTTCCGTTGTTTCAGATAATAATGGAGTATCTCAACCCCAAGGTAAATGTTGGTATCCGGATCGTAAAGATCCTCCACTTGCCAGGAATCTGGATGCTCTATTCGAGCCAAATCAAGATGCTCACCGCCATACCCTACCCAAAAAGGCATGATTTGACATAATCCTCTAGCCCCGGCATGAGATCGAGCCTTATGGTTAAACCCTGATTCGATCCAGATCAAAGCCGTGAATCGAATAGGATCAATCTGCCGACGGTAGCACTCCATCACAATCCGAGAAGCATAGTACCTCCGGGTTTTTTTACTCAGGATTGGAGCTTGCTTCCTCCCCCTGAAATACCTCTTCTCGGTATCAAGATAGGTAATGGCCCCCTCTACTAGTTTCACGGCCTCAGAAGGAGCTACGTTGGCCCAAAAGCAGGGTTTTGGAAGGGAGCACACCGGGCATACTAGCACTTCCTCCACCACCTTCTTCTCCACAATCAGCGGCTCACACTGGCGCTCCGCATGAGAAGGGCTATCCCCCGTAAGGAGAAGGCCCAAACACATGACTAAAAATACAAAAAAATTCCTCTGTCCCTTTCTCATCATAAATTCCCCAATAGCTCCCAGCATTTTTCAACCATGATTTTCTTCCCTTCCGGTAATCCCATGAATTCAAAGGCTTTTGCCCGGCGGAAGGCTTTATCTGGATGTGTTATCCGGGAAGCCATCAAAGCAACTTTCTTAACTCGGGTTGAATGAACGGGATGCTTTTGGAGCAACTTGCGAGCCCTCATCATATCATGCTCAGTAGTCTTGGCTTTGTCCCCGAATAGCTCTTCCAGAAAGTTAACTTTCAGAGATAACTCAAGGTTTTCTTTTGCATTCTCACTCAATTTAATCCCCCTTCGCAATCAAATTCCGAGCCTGGAAATAAAAGGCCATTGCCGCGTAAGTATCCGCCGAGTTTCCCTTAATTCGTGCATACCTTGCAAAAGCCTCGGCAATCCTGAAAGCATCAGCGGAATCCTTGACCAACACGGCCAGAATACCGGCAACTTTTACTTTGATTTCATCGGGGTAAGAATCGTGCTTGAACTTGAAACCTCTGACCCACGCAATATCATCACTTGTGGGGCATCCTGACGGCCCGAAAAAGGATTCCATTTTACTTAGATCATCCTGGAAATGGAATCCTTGAGGCTGAATGCTCGATAGGCCGATCTTCGAGTAATCGATTTCCAAGAACTCTACTTTCTTTGTTTCCTTGTTCGCCACCACGATAGCAACATTACTCTCCGGGATAAAATCCACTTCCACTCCGTAAACGTCTCTCAGTTCCTCTATTGAGGGGATATGCCATTCCATCATGGTATCTTACCTCACTTTTGTTTTTTGACTTCCAACGTTCACGGTGGAAAGGTCATGTTGGGTTTTGCACTTGGGGCACCGGATCACGCCTTGACGGTCATCGATAATCAGGTTAAAAGTACACTCCGGATTCCGGCATTTTATGGTTTTCATCACGATACCTTCCTTTCACACCGGCGCTCATCCTTCCAATCCTTGACCCGTAAGGCGGCTTCCTTGACCTTCCAGTCAGTCCACTCCCGATTCGCCAGCATGGTCAGTTCCTTGCGGCTCAGGTTCCTGAATCCCTCTTCGAGACGGGATATCTTGACTTCCCCGTCCGCCAGAGTATGCTCATGCTTAAGCCGCTCCACCTGATCCTGCATCTTTTCCACATCCGCTTGGGTTGATTCACTGGAATGGAGCATCATGTTCAAAAGGCTTTCGGTTTCTATGAGTTCCATTTCCACCTGATCCCTCCAGTTTTCCGCTCTTTCTATGCTCGTCATTGGTTTTCCCTCCTCACTTTTCTTAACGTTTGCCTTGCTTTGTTTTCCCATCTTGAAAACTAGTATAGCACCTATAAAATCGTTTGTCAAGAAAAAAGTGAAGGGAAAATGAATTTTTTATTTACTATATTTTATAATGGGTTACTCCGTATAAATCGCATAGCAGTCATCGCAAATATCCATAGCATCATAGTCGATGGGGTTGAAACACTCCTGGCAAATGGTTTCCCCACAACCACTACACGGGAATATGAGCAGTTCATGTAAACTTCTCTTCAGACATGATGAACCCGCCAAAAGGTACGGTATCACGATATATCTCATATCTGACCTCTTTAGAATCTACCCACTCCTTAAAATTGGCATAGATATACTCACAAAATTTCAGGTCATCCCGAGAAGGCTCCCGTACCCCGGTTTTGCTCCCTTTTCGGATATTGAGATACCGTTCTTTTTCATTATAGGTTGGCTCTTTCATCGTAATTCCCTTCGGACCTCTACTGAATGGGCATAGCACCTCTTGAAGTAAGACACGTCCCCTTTCAACTTTCGGATCGTCGAGATTAGATCCAGGGCATCTTGGGGAGTAACTTTATCCCATCCGGCCCATTCCGAATCAGGATCTCTCACCATCTTTAGAGCTTCCTTCTCGATTTCATCCATTCGATCTTTATTCATCCCGGTTTTCCTTTGGTTTATTGCCTTGATTTTCTTTCGAGCAATCAACTCTCCCCGCCTCAACTCCATCAGGAAGGTAGAGCTTTCCTCTCTTGAGACCTGAAACAACCGCCCCGCCATCATCCCGAGTAGTAACTTTGATCTTCTTTCGGGGGATAACTGTCAACCGCTTGTGGAGGATGTCAGCTACGATCAACCCCAAAACGGTGGGGACCAATCGAATCTTACCTTCCTCCTCATCTTGAACGATCCTCACGCATCTCTTGGCAATGAGCCTCTTGAATATCATCTCTGAAGGAGTTGCGTGACCTTTCATGGTAAGTTGCTCTGCCTCTGAGAGTCCTCGAATCACAATATTGGGATCGAACTCCTCCCCTTTTTCCCACTTTTCAGCCTCTTTGATAGCCCGGAGTTGTTGCCTGTTAAACTTCTCGATCAACCGTTGTTTTACTTGGGATCTCCGATCAAGTCCTTGTTTCCGATTTTCCTTTGCCCGTTTTCCGCTCATGGTTTCCCTCCATATTCATTTTCATAGTGCGTGCCAAAAACAGTTACACCGCCAGGAATAAAAGATAAACATGCTACTCCTTCCGCCAATCGATTGAAAGCATCAGCCGATTCACCTTTTTTCTTTGACTTGAAAAGGATGATATCCCCTTTTTCCGCAATTACCTGAGAACATTCACGCGCTCGGGATAAGATATAATCCCAAGGTTGGTTTTTCAATTCCACGGCCCATAATGGGACCGCTACTTCCAGCATAGCACTTAAATTTTCGCTCATCCTACTCTACCTTATTGTAATCTGCTACCATGTTGCCACAGACTGGACACACATTCAGAGGCTCCACTTGACTGACCTCAACCTTGTAGAGACTTCTCCCTTGTTGATCCTTTTTGAACACTTCCAGGGCTTTCTCCAGACTTCTCG